TGTCTTTCATATTATCATATTCCTATCCTTTCATATTAGGACAATAATAAGAATATGATATTAGTATATAAACATAAGCATACGCCAATCTTGAGCCAATCAATTAGAATACTCTAACTTAGTTACAAAATTATATCTTAACGCTAAGAGATTTGAACACCTTCTTCTCTAGTCGCCTCACCCCTATTTACTATTGGAAAATACCCTATTTTACCCCCATTTTCCTATACCTTTGGTAGCTCCCCCTATATAAAGGTTTCGGTTGGTCCCTCCTGTTGGATGTAGATAGGACAAAAAACACGGTTCCGTAATATATATATTTGATATTATATACAATAGGAGTGTCAAGCATGACGGGACAGGGAGGGCATTTATAATATCCATATAGAGGTAAATATTATGAGTAAAGTAAATAAGATAATTAAGCACGGATTAGAAGATGAAGTATTACACTTACGAGATTCTGGACTAGGATATGGTGAAATAGCAGAAGCTGTAAATCGAAACCACAAAGATGTTTCGGTTAGCTTTATGTCTATTAAGAGATTTTTAGATAGCAATAAAGTCGGTACGATGACAGAAAAAATAGATAATGGTGAGGATTTATGGGAAGACCTGAGAGTTGATTTTCGTAATAAAATGGACGATCTTGAAGATGAAACTCAAGAAATCTATTTAATTATGAAGAAATCGTTAAAGAACATTATTACAGAAGGAGATGACTTTAAGACAATTAAAGCAGCACGAGATACATTAGCAGCTTTGGATCAACAAAAGAAAAACTGGATAGATCTCATTCAGTGGGGTATTAACGAATTCAAACCACGAGAAAAGGCACAAACACTCAATCTTACAAAAATTAATAATATGTTTATACAACTCTCAGATAAACTATGTCCAACATGTAGATCTAAAATAGTAGATATGGTATTAGAAAACGAAAAGGAGGAATAGAATGCCAGGAGATGGATACAATCCAATCATAACACTTAAGAAATTTGCCTATGGATGGCTAACTGCATTTATAGGTATTATACTACCATTTACGATATCCTATGTACAAGACTTTGATTGGCCTCAAGAACTTTTATTCTATGTGCCGATTATTATAGCAGTATTAGTGGCACTAGAAAACACATGGAAACACTGGAACGATTCAGCAACATAAACAGAATAATGTAGTAACAACTACGGTGCTAATCATTGTATGTTCAGTTTAATGTTTTTAAATAAGAGGTTTTGTTATGGCAACAACGAAGGATATTGGTTCCAAGCTTGCCTATGGAATATTCGGTGGTATAGTAGGATATTTACTTGCAATCATTCTTGATTCAACTCAAATATTCTCTATGATTCCCGCATTACCAGAAATTGGTTTATTCCTTGGCGTTATGGTTGGAGCTTTTAAAGATAAGTTTGAATAAACTCTCTAAACCTCTGTTATCAGAAGGAGATAGAAAAATCTCCTCTGTATTTCTTTAGATTATGACATTATTGCAAGAACTCGGAAAACAACAAATTGAAATTCTAAAATACTCCAATGACCCGGTTGCTTTCATGACAGACCTCTTAGGACTTGATTGTGAACCATTCCATCAAGAATGGTTAGGGGCATTTGAAGACAATAGATTTGTGTGTCTCTTGGCTCCCAGAGGTCATGGAAAATGCTTTCAGACAGGTTCGCTTGTCACTATGGAAGATGGATCCTTTACCAAAATTGAAGATTGTAAAGTTGGTGATAAAGTTATTTGTATAGATGAGATAGATAATACATTTAAAACATCTACAATAACAAACACAATTAATAATGGAATAAAACCAACATATAAAATAACCCTTAACTCTGATAAATCTACAACAGTTACGTCTAATCATCCATTTTATAATGGAGAAGAGTGGATATCTATAGACGATGGATTATCTGTTGGTGATAGAATTGTTGTTCCTAAAAGTGATGATTTAAAAAGATTGTGTAGTAACTCTATCAGATGGGACTGGATTAAGTCTATAGAGTATGTAGGAGAACAACAAACATATGGTATAGAAGTAGAAAAATACCATAATCATATAGTAGATGGTATTGTTTCTCATAATACAACTGCAGTTGGGTCTTACATCTTATGGCGTATCTGTAAGAATCGTAATATACGGATTCTTATAGTGACAATTAACCAAGATAAAGCCAACAGTATGATGACATTTGTTCAAGAACATTTGTCAAAGAATAAGAAACTTATAAATCTATATGGAGAATTTAAAGGATTCTCAAACTGGTCTCGTGACCAAATAAGAGTAAAGACATTTGATGATAATCAAACATTCTATAACGAACCAACATTAAAAGTGTTGGGGGTAACATCAAAAATCATTTCAGCTCACTATGATCTTATCATCTTAGATGATATAACAGATAACAATAATTCCAAAACAGAACACCAACGTAAAGAGCTTGAGGATTGGTATAACGGTTCTTTAGTTGGTACTTTTCTGTCTAATACTAATCTCATAAATATAGGGTGTATTCCTATGACAGAAAAGGTACTAATGGCAGATAATACTTATAAATATATAAATGAAGTACTGCCAAATGAATATGTTTATTCTTATAATTCTAATGGATTAGAAAAAAAGAAAGTTATAGCATCAATACCTCAAGGAAAAAAGGAGGTTTACGAATTAAGAACATCAAATACTATTACAAGAGCTACATATGATCATCCTTTTCTTGTTTGGGATAAAGATGAAAGATGTTTGGGATATAAGAAATTAATCAATTTAACTAAGAATGACTTTGTAGTGTGCCCAAAAGAAATTAAAGAAAGTAACAATTCAATAGATATCTTAAATAATCTTCCATTTAAGAATATAACTCCAGAATATATGTGGTTATTTGGATTTCTAACTGGAGATGGTTGGGTAACTGAACATCCGAATAAACAAGGAAGTATGAGATATATAGTTACATTCTCTAAGGGAATATACGAAGATTTAAATAATAAGGCTAAGAAACTAATCTATGATATCTTTGGTTATAATCCATCTAAAGAAACTGAAAGTGAATGTATATATTATCGTAATGAATTTGGAAGAACTTTGAAGAAGTGTAATTTAAATGTTGGTGCAAAAAATAAAGATATTCCGTCTTGGGTTTTCACACAACCAATAGAATATAGAAAGGAGTTCTTAAGAGGATTATTAGATGCAGATGGGACTAAAACAGGGATTGATAGATATGCAATTGAGACTGTCTCTGAAAATTTAATAAAAGATATTAAAAGGTTATGTAAGATAACAGGATTAATATCAACTCCTATGTATACTAGGACAAGAAAGATTAAAGCACCAAACTCAAAAACAGCCGAATATCATACTTTCTATCATACAGCAGTTAGTTTTACTCCATATAGAAACAAAGATAAAAGATATAATAGTGTATTAGGTAAAGTAAATCTACATAAAGACTTTGGATTTGAAAGGGTAAAATCAAAAACCTTAATTGGAAAACAAGAAGTATTTGATTTAAGTATTGAAGATAATGAAAATTTCATTGTAGAAGGATTGGTTGTTCATAACACAAAATGGCATGAAGATGATATTCATTCGTATCTTGGAAACAAAGCAGGATTTACCTTTATGAAATATAAAGCACTACTAATAGATCCTGTAGAGGAACCCAATAAGAAAGCAGAAGTTCTTTGGCCTACACATCTTCCATGGGATGTTGAGATGATTAAAGAGCTTAATATAAAACTTAAGGAAGAAAGTAAACCACTTATTCCTGAAGATGCACTAACCCTAAAATTTGTAAGGGAACATCAAGGCGAACTCCATTTCCAAATGCAATACCAGAATGAGATAATATCCACAGGTATATCCAAATTCAAACCAGAGTGGTTAGAAAACTCAATCAATAAATTTATAAGACTAGATGGTATTCTTCCTACAAATCTTAAACTCTTCATGGGAGTTGATTTCGGTGGAGAAGATACCACATCCGATTACTTTGCATTATCAGTAGTAGGTGTAGATGAAATGGGGGATATCTATATCCTCGATAACTATAGAACCCACACATCCCTACATAGACAACTAGAAATTATAAAAGCAATGGATGAGAAATGGCATCCATCGAGAATCGGGCTAGAGGCCTCAGCCCAACAGAAAATCATTGTTGACGATATTATACAAAGTAACCCCCAATTACCTATTATTCCAATAAAATCATCCATTGTAAATGATAGAGATACTCGTATGGACAGAATGTCTCTTTTATTTGAAACCAATAGAGTCTATATGAATCCAGCGTTTGTTCATCTTCGAGATGAATTAATGATATATCCTCGAGGTAGACATGATGATTGTTTTAGGGAGGATACATTAGTAAAAACTTTAGAAGGATATAAGAAAATAAAGGATGTTCAAGTAGGTGATTTAGTATATACTCACAAACATAGATATCAACCAGTAATAAGAACTATTAAAAAACCATTCAATGGAACATTTCATAAAAGAAACTTTGTTGGTCAACTAAATTTAGAGTTGAGTGAAGATCATAAGATATATACATCATCTCACTCCTATGGAAATAGTAAAGTTCCCCTAAAAGAAGATACAAAAAGGCAATTTACAGAATCTAGCAAATGGCACAAAACATATAGAAATATTATACCAATAGAATCATATAATGAAAATGAAAACTACACTTTATATGAAGAAGATTACTATATAAAAGAAAAGAGTGATAATACCAGTTACAAATCCATAACATTAGATAAAGATTTTGCATATATACTTGGATTGTTTCTTGCAGAGGGTCATTGTAGTAATGGGAGAAATAGACAAGGGAATTTAAATTATGAATTTAATTTTTCCTTTAATGAAACTGAAGAAAAGTTAATAAATAAAGTTATTAGTTATTTCTCTGACAGAAATATAAATTCATATATTAGTCACTATAAAGATAATCATTGTAAAGTCATTAGAATTAATAATAAATTATATTGGAATTTATTTAAGGACTGTTATGATGAAGATAAAGAAAAGCAATTACCACCATATCATTACCATCTTGGTAAAGATTTACAATATACTCTAGATGGATGGCTTGATGGAGATGGATGGACATTAACAAATAGAAAAATATATGATATCTATGGTCAAAGTACTAGTAAGAAATTAGCACTATCTATGAGAGATATAGCTTTAAGTCGTGGGTGGTATGCAGTAATTAATAAGAGAAAAGTATATAGATATGATATTGAGTGTAAAGATGTATATACAGTATCGATAAAATATAAACGAACTCACCAATGCTCTTTAAAAGAAATAGGAACAAATGAATTTGGTGGACACAGTATTGGAGTTGATGAATATCACTACGAAGGGGATGTATACGACTTAACAATTGAAAATGATAATAGTTTTATAGCTGATGGTATGATAGTCCATAATTGTGCAGACTCATTATCATTTGCAATTCAAACATTTGAATCAAGTGGTTTTATAGATTACTCCAAGGTGAAGGACTTAATTTCATCAAAGCAATCTTATAAAATCTATAAAATATAATGTATATATGTATAATTAAGGAGAGAGTATGATGAAACTCGAAGGCAGTGAAGAACGTGTATTCATAGGTAGTAAAGAGATTAAAAACTATATCTCTGCAAGTTTATTTGCATTGGGGAAGTCTGATAAAATCGTTTTGACTTCACGAGGAAATAATATAAAACGTGCTATTGATGTTGCAGCAATTCTTGTAAGACAGTATCTTGTAAATCCAGAGTATGATGTTATCATAGGAAGTGAAGGATTTGAAGATAGAAATGTAAGTACAATTGATATAATTATTAAAGGAACGAGAAAGGATAATGGCGAGAGTTAATCTTAACCCATTCTCTAAGAAAATTAAATACCTAAAAGAAGATGGTAGACCCAAATCCGTTGTTCGTACTGGATCAAAAGGAAAAACATCACAAATATCATCCAAAGAAAGAACAATCTCACAACTCCGTACTTATTGGGATTATTATGCTGGAGAAGGAACTATATTTGCATCTATAAACAGTATGGCACTAAATACTGTGATGGTTGGATTTATTCTTAAATCAGAAAATCCTAAAGCACAAGAAATGATAGATGCTCTCTGTAAAAAAGTAAAAATACTAAATGTTGCAGAGGAGATGGTTAAGAATAGTCTTATCTTCGGAGACTCATTTACTGAGAGAGTTTTTAATGGTAAGAAAGAAATAGCCCGTCTCAAAACTATTGATCCTCGTACAATGATTGTCAATAGTGACGAATATGGTGATATAGTTGATTATCAACAATATATTGGTGGTAGATTAATAGAGCCTCCTCTAAAACCAGAAAACATCCTCCATCTTAAGGTATTCCCGATACCTGGATCTCCATATGGATTATCGTTATTAGCACCAAGTATGGATACCATAGATAGAAAGATAGCTACCGACGAATCCCTATTCAATGCAATTCAACGACATACAGCAAAATATGTCATCTCGGTTGGATCGGAAAAGGACGGTCAAGTACCTCCATCAGCAATAATGGATGACATTAAGGAAGAATTTGAGGACATAACATCTAAAAATGAGTTCATAGTACCATGGTTCATTAAGATAGATACAATTGATGAAAAAGGTATACAAGGTGTACGTGAATATTTTGATTTATTCCAAACTCAAATGATAGTAGGACTTATGTGTCCAGAAGAGGCCCTTGGAATGGGTCGTGGAATTTTGCACCCTGATACAGAAATATTGGTAAAAGGAAGGGGATTTATTAATATAAATCAAGTCAAAGACGATGACATAATAATGACGTATAATAATGATACAAATACTATGGAATGGCAACAAAATCTTAAGACTTGGGAGTATGATTTGGATGAGGATTTATTTAATATAGAAGCCCAAACATTCAATCTATTATGTACACAGGATCATAGAGTTCTTCATAGAAAGCAACATAAGGATAACTTTGAGATATGTCAAGCAAAGGAGTTACCAAGTAGATTTGAAATGATTGTAGGAGGAATGGAATGGGAAGGGACTCCTCTAGAGTTTGAAATAATTCCATCAGTTCCAAGAATACATGGAAATCAATATAAAAATTCTGTTATTGTTGGAGAATATCCTCAAAAAGAGATTTCTATGGATTTGTGGTTGAAGTTCCTTGGATATTATCTTTCAGAAGGCTCAACATCGATTGATAAGGACGGTAGCTATACGATAAGTATTAAACAAACTCATGAAGAAGACTTGGAAAAGATATATGAGGATATTAATAATCTTCCATTTAAAATCTACAAACATATGGATAGTATTAGAATTTATGATAAACAATTAGGTGAATTTCTTTATCCATTTGGTAAATCAAATAAAAAATATATCCCAAAACACATTAAAAATCTTCCAAAAGATAAGTTAAATATTCTTTATGATGCTCTTATGTTTGGGGATGGTTGTCAGAAAAATTATTTTACATCCTCCAAGCAATTAGCTGATGATGTTCAAGAAATTATCCTAAAGATGGGATACGGTTCATCAATTTATGTAAGAGATAGAATTGGAGAGGACGTTAAAATTGGTGATAATATTATTGGAAAATGTAATTTTCTACAATATACCGTAACAAGAAATGAATATAACCTAACTCCAGAAATTTGTATTAAAGAGGCCAATGGGCATGTAGATATGCATAAGCTAGTTCCCTATAAAGGAAAAGCTTACTGTGTAACAGTAGATAATGGTTTAATCCTTACAAGACTTAATGGAAAGTGTGTTATTACTGGAAATTCTACGAATGCAACAGCAATAACAAAGGCAATTCTCTATGAACGTACCATCAAAGGTCTGCAAAACAAACTATCTTTAACATTAGAGAATGAATTATTTAAATTATATCTTGACGAGAATGGATTTGATATGGAAGACCCAAAGAATTGGGTTAATATTCAGTTTAATAGCGTTACTGAAGAGGATGATGCTCTCCGAGCCAAATGGTGGGGTAACATTCTACGTGGATTTCGTGGGGAGATACCATTTACAGGTAACGAATTTAGAGCACAATTTGGATTAGATCCTATAAAAGGACTTGATGAGTTACTAGATAATTCATCATCTCCAAATGAAGGTGCTCCTGTTGAAGAAGAAGATGAGGAAGAAGATGAAGAAGACGAGACATCAACTTCAGATACCACTGAAGTACCAGAAGAAGATAATACAAAAGAGTAATTCTAACACAAGAGTCTATATGAATGCTACACTTATAACACCCGGTGCATGGACAGATATGGCATCTAGGTCAGAAATTAATTATACTCCACGAGAACTTCAAACGGCATCTACAAGATGGCTAAAAAACACTCTAAATCTTGATCATGAGTGGAAAGTACTCAATACAATAGGTACAATTCAGAGTCCACATTGGGAAGATAACGCAGTAAAGGCAAATCTATACATAAATACTGTTACAAGTGCCGGAAAAGACACGGTAGCACTCATAGATGCAGGATTAGTTAATGCATTATCAGTAGAATTACAATCTTTAGACAGAAGAGACACGGAAACCAACAAATTATTTGCAACTGATATCGATTTTATTGGTTGTGCTGTAATATATGGGGACCTTGGAGCGTGTGCCGACGCTCATATAAGGTGATTTTAATGGAAAAACCAAAAGTTAACTGTATTTATTACGAAATTTGTCAAAATCGTGATAAAAAATGTGATATTTGCATCCTAAACTCTGAATTACACATCTCAAACTACCTTTCTATTAAGAAAGATGATGAGAAAACATTAAGATTTATATGATACCATGGTTGATATTAATCACAACCTCATTAAGGGGTGTCCTCTATGCTCAATTTTCTTAAATTCAGGTCAAAAATATCTATTTATAGATAAAGATAACCTAAAATCATCCGATTTTGTCATTATAGAGGGTAAAAGAACACCAATTGTTGTGGTTAGAGACCATATAGATGTGATATCCAATAGTTTATGGGGCAGAATACTCTACGAAACAAGAAATTTGTATGGAGCATCTGTCCGATTACAATGTAAACCAATGATTGTAGAAGACCATTGGCATGCGTTTGTTGTAAGATAAAGTGAGGAAAGAAAATGCCGACTCCACCCCGCAAGGGAGAAACTCAAAGTGAATTTATTGGAAGATGTGTTCCAGTAGTTATTCGTGAAGGAAGACCAAAAGATCAAGCAGTTGCTATATGTTATTCTATGTGGAGACGTAGCAAGAAACATAGTATATACGAATCCTTATACAAATCTTTAGAAAGAATACAGTTATTATTGGATAAATGTAAATAAGAGGAGAGAGAAAATGAGTTTGATTGGAGGATATCAACTATCTAGTGCAAAGGCAGGAGGAGCATATACAACTCATATTTATAATTTTATGGGATTTCCGATATCAGGACATACGGACTCCAACGCATTAGCTTGTTGCTTATATGTATGGAATTCAACATCAGGAATGTGGGAGCCAATGACCCAGCCATAATGAGGTGGTAGAGTGTCTTTAGAAGTTCTTGAAGATCGATTGATAGATTTAGAAAAACTAACCTATAGTCTAGCCCGTGAGGTTAATGAGAAACAATTCGGAAAGTCCTATGCCTATTGTATAGATATTTTAAGTAAAATAAAAACACCAACAGCAATAATATCTAAAGATTATAAAATCATCTATATGAATGAAGCATCCCTTAAACACATAGAAGAAGATTTGGGAAAGAAACAACTCCATATGGGAAAGTTGTGTTATAAAGAGATATTTGGTATTGATAGTGTATGTGATAACTGTGCTGTTAAAAAATCTATAGAAGAAAGACGAGTTTATATATCAAACTATGAATCCAAAAAGGGGACAAAATATCTTATTATATGTGTACCACTCATATATAATGGTACTTCTGGTGCCATAGAGATATTTGTACCCCAATAATGTTTAAAGTGGAGAGAGAAATGGATAACGATTTTAGCAGATGGATGGAGTATGCAGAGTGGAGAGGTCAGACAGTACAAGCACTTAAGGATATAACTTGTGAACTTAAAGAAATGAAAGTCGAAATAAAGTCAACAAAAGAAACTCTGCAGAAAGAGATTTCTCAAATACGTTCTGACAACAGAAAACGTGATATTAAGACTGCAGAAATTGCTGGTGGTACTTCTATGCTAATTGTTGTTATAGGTTGGATAACAGCATCAATATTGTGATAATATGAAACGAGTTAAATTTACTGACCCAGAAACCGGAGTTAATGTAGAAATTTCTTATAACTCTGAAAAGAAAGATAACTATACACATGTTCCTGTATCTATTAATGGAAATCTAGGAATTATTGAAAAAGCCGATAAATCATCGGATAGAATCATAGCAGGGTATGCATCCGTTATAGAAGTTGATAGGGAGAATCAACTCATTCCTAAATCTACATTAGAGAATGGAATTCAAACTCTCCTTAAAAATGCAGATTATGCAAATCTTATGATTACTCATAATAATATTCAAATTGGTAAAGTATTGGAGTCATGGGGAGACTTAAAAACCCATGTAGATGACAAAGGATTATACATAGTAGCATCTATTAGAAATGACTTAGAAATCGCTAATGATATGTGGGATCGTATATTATCTAAAGAAATAACAGGTTTCTCAATCGCTGCAGAAGTTTTATTAGATCACGAAGAATGCAATGCTGAAAAATGTGTTACTGTAATAGATAAAATGAATGTATTTGAGATTTCGATATGCGTTCCGCCAGACCAACTAATAACTTGTGACTCATCCAGTAAACCAATATCAAGTCTTAAAATAGGAGATTTAGTTAAAACGCACGAGGGAAATTATAAACCAATAACTAAAATATATAACAGAGAGTATCATGGAGATATGATATCCATTTCTCCACGGTTTACTGTTGATAATTTTAGATTAACTCCAAATCATAGAGTTTTAGTTTCTAAATATAATATGTGTAAAAAATATCCATCATGGAAAAATACACCCTGTACGCCAAATTGTAAGAGGGAGTGTGAATACAAACCATTAGAGTTTTCTCGTGAATGGATTCCAGCAGGAGAGATTAATCCAACAGAACATTTATTAGCATATCCAATTAATAAAAAGGTAATGAATGATGACGAAATTCTTAGTTTATGGAATGAAGAATGGATATCAATTCGAAACTATAAAAATGGTGGATTAAAAAAGGAACAATTACTAGATAAAAACTTTTGGAGGTTTGTTGGATATTGGATTGCAGAAGGTAATTTAAGTAAAAATGAACACAACAGACATATAATTCTACATCCAGGAAAACATGAACAAAGAAATATTGATGATATTCTAGGAATAATACATAATAATATTAAAAGAAAACCATATAAAAAAGAAACAAAAACAAACACATTTGACATAGATTTTGGAGACAAAGCAACATATCATTTTCTTAAACAGTTCAAAAAACAACCATATACGTATGGACAAAAATATTTTCCTAGATGGGTTCATAGTCTTCCACTAGAATTTCAGAAAGAATTATTAATTGGTTATTTCCGTGGTGACAAGTTCACATCGGTATCAAAGGATTTATTAAAGTCTATCCAAGAAATTCTATTAAGGTTTGGTATTCTCGTTGGATTGTATAAAACTAGAGAAGAAGGAATACACACAATTGATGGAAGAAAATGTCATGTTCAAGAAGGATGGGCACTTGGATTAGAGAAATCATCACTAAGAAATCTATTGGGTGAAGAATTAATACATCCAAAAAAGGAGAACCACCTAGAAAAATGGGATAATGATTATGTATATATACCAATAAAGTCTGTAGAAAGATTTAGATATGATGGAACAGTTATGAATTTGGAAGTTAAAGATGATAATTCATATAATGGAACATTAATTTCTGTTCATAATTGCGACAAACCAATAAACGAGAAATCTGGGTTTATAGTCATATCAAAATCATGTGATATATGTGATAAAGAAAGGGAACAAAGTATGGCAAGAAAAAGTGTTAAGAAGTCCGAAGAACAAGAAGAGCCACAATCAGTAGAAGAAAAATCGGAGGTTACTAAGGAAGAGTGTAAAGATTGCACTGAAGAAAAATCCGAAGAACCAGAAGATGAGACACCTACTGAAGAAAAAGCAGAGGACTCAGAGATGGATATGAAAACTATTATAAATAGTCTTGTTCAAGAAATCGAAGCCATCAAAGGCACATTAGATACCCTCAAAGCAGAACCTCCAATGGACGAAGAGGAGGAAGAGGAAGAAGAAGAAGAGGAAGAAGATGAGCTAATGGAAGAAAAGTCAGAAGAGTCTCTAGAAGTCGAAGAACCAATTGAAGAAAAGGCAGAAGAGACTATAGAAGAGAAATCCGAACAAGAAGATTCATATGCCACAAAGAAAGACTTTGAAGAGCTTAAATCTACCATAGAGCAACTTATTAAAGGATTTGAATCATCTAAAGAGAATGACGAGTTAGAAATAGCCCTAAAATCAAAAGATGATGAAATAAGTGCTTTATCTAAGAGAATAGAAGTCTTAGAAAAGGCAGAAAAGCCAAAAGCAAAAGTTGATAAAGTACCAGAAGTAAAAGATCAAATAAAAGACAAGTCATTTAAGTCAAAACTCAAGAGAGATCCAATACGTCCTGGAACAATCTACAAAGACGAGTAGATAATTTATGACTTGGTATACTACAGATGTAACGGATGATATCATCTATATGGATGGATATCACGCATTTAATTTTATTGCAGGAGAAACGATATACGCTGGGCAAGCAGTTTATGTTAGTGATACCAAGACTGTTAAAGTAACTACCTCATCAGCTAATGAATGTGATGCCATTGGTATAGCATCTATAAATTCAACAAGCGAAAGAAGAATTGGGGTATTTACCAAAGGAAACATTGTAAGATGTTGTGTAGATTCATCTTATAATCCATCCACATTGCTTTATGCAACAGACGATGGTCTTCTAACATCTACAAAAGGTAACTCTAAAAAGGTTGTCGGAATAACTCTAGAACAATCAACATTAGGTTCAAGTGGAGTAAATTATGTATGCTCTGTAATGTTATATTAATGTATAAAATTAGGAAGAATTATTATGGCATGGACAGCTATAACGGATAGAGATATCTGTATTCAAGGTAAAGAGAACAAAATTAATTGTGTGGCATCAGGAACGATCTATGCAGGTCAAGGAGTTACTCTAGCTACAATTGGAGCATCTGCTCAAACTTATGTAATGCCCGGAAATACTGGGGCGGATAAGAGAGCTTTAGGAATTGCAGCAATTGGAGCTACAATTGGAAACCCAATATCTGTCTACACTTGTGGTGCAGTATGTTGGACAAGATCAAACGACTCCGTTTCTGTTGGAGATTGGTTATATGTTGCTGCAGATGGTGATTGGGACGATTGTACTGATGGTGCTGCTGAAGAAATTGCAATGAGCGGTGCTGCAATAGCATTAAGTGACAGTGGCGGTGCAGACGGATTTATTAAAGTTCTGCTAAAATAAGGTTATAGTCTATGTCATGGGATAATTCAGATTTAACAAACGATACAATCTATCAAGAAGGAACCTTCGGTTTCCTTTTTACTGCTAGTGGCAATCTGAATCGTGGTCAATCTGTTAGAATAATAGCAGACAACACTGTTGCATCAACTATTGTTGGTAGTGATGGTATTGGAATAAATGACCACTACACTCTCCATGGAGACGAATGCACAATCTATTTAATAGGAAACCTTGCAATCGCAACATCCCCAGAGTCAATAACTCCTGGAGAACTTCTCTATGCAAGTAGTAATGGATTTGTGTCAGCAAGTAGATGCTCATCTGAACGTCCTATGGCAATATCTATAGATACCTTTGAAACTGCAACAACAAATAAAATAGGTAAGGTTTTACTGATATGACCTTTGTAGAAGTTAGTAAAGATGTAATAATACAACCTCCCGCAGGAGGTTTTACCTATACTGCATCTGGTAGTATCTATAAAGGACAAGCAGTATACCTTGTTGATGAATATACTGTAAAAGTACCAACCACAAACGATAAAATTATGTTTGGCATTGCTGGGTATAATAAAGTCAATGGTCAAGACATTATTATCTATAGTGTAGGTAACATTGTAAAATGTAAATTATCTAGTTCATCAATATTAACAGCAGGCACCAAAGTTGGTGTTATCGCTGGAGGTTATGTGTCTGACTCTGCCACTTACAATAGTGGTGCAATCATAACAAACTCAGCCACCTCTAACTATGGAGATGGCGAAATATTAATTCTCGGACATGGATACAATCTTTAAATAGTATGTAAACTGTTAAAAAAGTATGGATATAAACATGAGTAATAAATTAACAAAACTTTTAGAAATAGCATATGCTGGAAATGTTGAGAGAAGCGAACTTCTTGGAAAGGATTCCACAGAAAAAATCCTTGGTAAAGATGTGAAGGAATTACTTCAATCAGATTCAAGACAACAAGCAAATCTTCTACAAGAAGAAGTCTACAACACTATTTCAGAAGGTGCTGAACCTTGGAAATGTCTTAGGGAAATTGTTCCAATCATTCGAACAGATTCCTATTCAGTAAGGGTTGTAAAGGGAGAAACTGGAACCTATGCAGAAGATCTTGCAGAAGGTTCAAATGTTCCAATTGATACCCAAGTATATAGTAAGGAGGATATCGTTATCAAGAAAACTGGTACTCGACCACTCATCACCAATGAGTTAATCGAAGACAGTCTCTTTGATATCGTGAACCTTGAACTTCAAAAAGCTGGTATGAGAATGGAGAACAAACTTAACCGTGATGTTCTTCTTGAGATTCTGACAGATGCAGGAACTACGGAAGTCGAACCTGCAGATGCACACATTTCAATATCTGATTTGGCACGTTCAAGAGCGGCAGTTGCTGCTGCAAACTATATGCCTGATAAGATGATTTTCCATCCAACTGCAGAAGGATATCTCTTACAAGATTCAAATCTTGCATATGCAGCCTTTGCTGGAACCACCGGTCCTCTTACAACTGGACAAATACCTAAGATTATGAATATGACACCATATACCTGTACGGTAACAACTGGTTCAACTTCAAAATATTGGGATGCAACTGATAGTGCAAATCACTATTATGGACTGGTTATTGATTCAAAGGCATCTACCTATCTTGCAATGAGACGGGATTTGACTGTTGAACAATATGATGATCCAATTCATGACTTGAAAGGTATTTCCTGTACAATGAGATATGGTACTGGAACAATTCAAGCAAACGCAAACAACCTTATTTTGGCCAAGTAAGGCCATTTTTATTTTTTTTATTAATGTGTTCCGTAAAAGGAGAATTAGAATATGGCACAAGGAACAAGAATACCAGTTGTCTCAGTTGAGAAATTGAGGTTTGAATCTGGTGGAAGAGGATTATACATTGATGATGATGCTACAAACTTTGACGTAGCATCTTGGACAGGAGTTTCTGGTGGAGCATTATCATGTGAACAAAAATTCTTACCAGCACCAAGTGCAATAGCATGGTGGAAAGTAAATGATAATGGTGGAACATCCTATTATATACCTTTATTTAGAGAAGTGTTGTAGGTAGATTTATGTTAACAGGACTCGGCGATGAAGAGTGGATGACAAAGACATTTCAAGATAAGAGAAATAAGATAAGAGAAGATAGAACAAAATATACATCGGATGATATTAGTAGATATGATTGTGACTCAATAGATATTGGTGGCGGAGACACCGACAACGATAACTTTGAGATAAAACAATATCCATATCCTATTAATACTACTGTTCGTCCAAAGAAGAGGTTAGATGTTAGGGATTATGATAATCGAATAGGAGACTAATATGGCTGACTATACACCATTAACTGGTTTAACAGAAAATGATATTCGTACATTTGTTACACCACCATTAGAATATGACGACGTTACCAAACAAGAGATCCTGTTAAAAATAGAGTCTGTTGAAACGTATCTTAAGTATAGGTACTTTGATGGAGGATCTGTTCCAGCAACTGCTAAGATACCGGTTCTCCTTCTTGTTATTTCCAATCTTATATGTACTCCAACACTAGCCAGAAAATATTATACTCTTAGTTCAGAAAAATTAGGTTCATATAGCTATACGTTAGCAGAACCAATCTCAAGAGGACTTGATATTCAATCTTCTCCCTTTATCATAACTAAGACATGGCATCGGATGGCTATTGAAATGTTAGAGAAAATGCAATCACCTTCGGAATATATTGTCCGAAAAGCGAATGACTAGTTATGTATAGAAGACCAAGAAGACCAGACGGATTTGAAGATGAGAGATACCCAAAGAATTGGAATAGAATTCGTTGGTATGTGTTTAAGAGAGATAACTATACATGCCAAATGTGTGGCAGAACTCATTTAACTCATCCACATTGTCATCATATAATTCCAGTTGGTCGCGGTGGCTCTCACAATACTAACAATCTTATAACTTTATGTGAATCATGTCACAAACAAATACATGGTATGTGATAAATTATGAGTTATGATAGTTTATTAATTCACACCTGCTATATAGGTACTGCAACTGAAATAACAAATGAGTTTGGAGAAACTAAAGAAACGTGGTCATATTCATCTACAGAAACTCCTTGTAGATTTGATCCAATAACCCTTGAGGAAAAGAGAGAACTTGGTGGAGACTATCAAGATATATTATATCGTGTTTTTGTTAAGTCTGGAGCAGCAATAACTCTAGGAAGTAGGATTAAATATGGTTCAACATACTACCTAGTAAGACAAAGATATTATGATTCATCAGGACATCATATAGAGTGTTTAGTAAAGGAGTTATAGAATGATTTCTTTAGAGTACTCTTTAGATAAATCTTCTCTTAATAAAGTAATGAAAAAGATACGAAGAATAAATTCTACTATGACTCCACATGTTTCAATTGCATTAGATAAGTCAGCAGAAGAGTTTATTAAATTGGCCGATGTAGTATTAAAGGCAAAGCTATATGGAGTTAGTGAAGATAGACCTAATGATAGTATCTTTAACAATTGGGACAAAGATAATCCGGTAGTAGGAGATAGTAATATACTAGTGAAGACCCTTTATAACTTTTCTCCTCATGCACAAGCAGTTGAATATGGTACTCTAGAAGCAACACCAATAGAACCTAAATATGCATCGGTCTTAAAATTTAAATATGCAGGATTTGATATGACAGCAATGAGTGTTCGTGGTCAACATCCAAAACATTTTGTATCGGAGTCTATACAGAATAATTATATAAAAAAGACTCTAAGAGAACTATATAAAGATGCTTATCTTAAAGGATGGTCAAAAATATGAGTTATGTAGCATATTCCTCAACTCGTCATCTTTTAACAAATGACAGTGACTTACTATCTTATGTACCTGCATCATATATTCGTGTTGGATACGAAACAGACACCCTCTATACACCATCTATAACAATTCATCAAGGTGGAGGCAATTCGTGGGGATTTCTTGGATATGGAACATCTGTAGCGGGTTCACGTATAAGACAGGAAGAAACAAGTATACAGATAGATATATTTCATAGATGGACAATGTTATCATCCCAAAAAATAGGAGATATAATTGATAAAGCACTTATATATAATGGATGGTATCGAAAGATAAGTGATAATGATAACTATCTAACTGATTTAGAGTGTTATAATAAAACACAGGTTTGGAATTATCGGCATATTTCCGATGATTAATGTATGTAAATGTGTTAAAAATTTGGTGATAATAATATGGCAACAGTAACAGGTTCAAGTGCAGACATTGCAATAAAATCTCATGCTGCAGGAGCTGCAACAGGAACTATGTCAACTCACTCACTTTATGGAATATCTGATTTTAGTATCACATTCGATAAAGGGGTTGTTGAACAAGAGCTTGTTGGAGAAATTGGTAACTACTTTACATTTGGTAGTCTATCAGTAGAAGGCTCTTATACATGTTGTAAATTTGCAGCATCTGGAGCAGATGAAGCATTAGACAATATGTTTGGTGGAGATTCATATAAATATATAACTATCTCAGGAAATACCGGAAACTCTGAAACGGGAATAAGTTGGTACTTTAGATCTTGTGCAATTACAGGATATGATATATCACTCGGAGATGCAGATACAATCACAGAAGCATCCATTGATTGGGTTGTTATGCATCCAAGTCAAGTCACCATTACTTTAGACACTGGTCATATGGAGGATTAAGGAGGTAAGAAAATATGGCAGGAACACCAACAACCTATACAGGTAAAGATGCAGCAATCTTTATATACTCAGGAACGACTGCAGTAGAGGATAGTGTCTTTGCTATTTCTGATTTCAGTCTTACATTCGATAAGGGTGTAGTTGAACAGGAATTAGTTGGAGAGACTGGAAACTATCGAGTCGGCGGGTCAGTTTCAGCAGAAGGATCCTTAACCCACTGTAAAATAGATGGTAGTAACTACCTGATTGGTGCATTAATTAATGGTAATCGTGTAAGAATTTCTGGTAGCTGTGGTTCAAATTCACTACATTTCTATTTAGTATCTTGTGCTGTCACTGGATTTGATATATCCATTGGTGATGCAGATACAATTACTGAAGGTAGTGTTGATTATTCTGTGATGACTCCATATCAGATAACCATTACAGATGGTGATGGATCTCATGGTGGAAAGTATATATCAAACTGTTAAATAAAAATATAATGTAATATTGAGGTGTTAAAAAATGGCCGAAGAGAAAACCCCAAAAGAAAAAATGGATAACCTCAGAAAGAAGATTGATGATGGTAAGTCTAAGAAAGACGAGGACTTTGCTCGTCAAATAGCTACTCGAGAGCTTCTAGAAAGAGACTTTAATGAAGATTTCCTTAAAGTTTCTTTTAACACCTCCCCTGATACAAGGAGAGCAGTTCTAGCTAAAAAGCCGAATCAGGAGGAGTTTCTGAAGATTCTAAAACTGTCTATTGAAGCAAGTAATCTCGAATCATCCAATGCTGAGGAGTCTAATAAAAGACTTCTAGAAGTATATGGTGATTTAAATAAGATTGCTGCTGAATTGTCTGTTGATAAACATCTAGATGAAGAATTCTGGAAGTCTAAAGTCTCATTCGAAACATTACAAAACTTCATATCAGAACTTATATTATCTTTCCAATCTGGTAATAAAGTTCCTGAAGAAGACTTAAAATCCTTTCGTTGAGTCGGGATTAGGATATCTAGAGTTCGAAGTGTGTAAATTACTATCTTGTACACCAGATGAATTAGGATACGCCCGTAGAAGAAACCGAGAAGGTATATCTTTTATGGAACGGATGATAATACATAAATTGGAACAAGAAGCAAAAGCACACAAAGACGCAGAACGTAAAGCAAAAGCAAGACGTAGACATTAATGTATGTATTTATGTTATATTTTAGGGATAGGTGAATTATAATTGGTTGCAACAATAGTAATCGAACAACTTACTGGAGCAGAACCAGGGACATTTCACACTAGAGATTCTAATGCAGTAGCAAGTAAATCTGGTACTCGATATATGACATCAGATCAATATGACAGTTCATTAACTACATATCCTATTCCAATACCAACGGTAGGAAATGGTATTAGTGGCTCTTATTGGGTAACTCATTGTCTTAATTGTACCGTTGCACCAGATACATATATCAAAGATGTTAAGTATTATCAAACATGGACAACTAGTCCTAATTCAGACTGGTCTCTAGCAGGAGCAGGATGGGCAGGAGCAGGTATCGGTCCTGGACTCTATATAGGAATATCATCTGCAACTGTTGCAAATGCAAAAATATTAACACAAGGATTTCCTTCAGGAAATTATGATTTAGCAGAAGGTACAGAGGGTGTTTGTGGATATAGAATTTCTACAGCAACAAATGGTCATGCTTTCTATCTTGGAGCAGCAAGTCCAGCATCAGGTGGTATGGTATCTATAACACACTTTGATAGTCTAGAAAATGCATATATGGTACAATCTGGTCAAGCATTAGGTGCAACAACTGGAAGAACCTATTGTATAGTAACTCAAGTGTTAGTTGGTAGTGGAGCTACTGCGGGAAATAAAGAAGATAAAACTGCAACATGGACATTTTCGGAGGCATAATTTTATATGAGTAAATTGTGGTCTGATGAGGAAGTAGAAACACTAAAAGAAAACTATCAAATTCTTCCAATAAATGAGATATCAGCTCTATTAAATAGGACAGAATACTCAATTTATATAAAGGCAAATAAATTAAATCTATCTAAAGGATGTGAATGGACTAACAAAGAATTAGAAATCCTAAGAAGAGTATATTCAACAAAACCATGGGAGTACATACTATCCAAAATAAATAGAGATAAAGAAGCAATATGTATCAAAGCAAATCGATTAGGTCTCCACAAAAATGATGTTATGTGGACAGATGAAAATCTTTCTTCATTACTTTTTCTTTTCTACGAAGGATTATATTACAAAGAAATAGCAGAAATACTAGACAGAACTGATTTATCTGTTGGTGATAAGTGTAGAAATATAAAACTCAAACGACCTCATTCTTATCGAACTCACGGACTTACAAATAAGCACAAACAACATCTTAAAGAGTCCAGAATAAAAATGATGAAGGATGATTCAATAATCCTACAAAAAATGAACGAAGGTGCAAGAGAATACCACAGAACTCACGAAAATACTTGTCTAATTGCTGGGTGGAATAAAGGAATGAAACCTTGGGAATGGATGAAAGTATCAAAAGATAAGTTCTTTAGTTCAATAGTTTCAAATTCAAATAATCCAACGAGTATAGAACAACGGGTAATTGATATATGTAAGAAATATAATCTTCCATACAAGTATACTGGTGATTTTAAGTTTTGGATAGATGGAAAGAACCCAGATTTTGTAAATTGTAATGGAGAAAAGAAACTAATTGAGTTGTTTGGTAACTATTGGCATAAAGAGGAAGATATTAAGACAAAATCAGATCACTATGGAAAATATGGATTTAAGACTCTTGTTATATGGGAATCGGATATGAAACAAATGTCAGATGAAGATTTATGTAATAGGATTGTTAATTTCTAAATGTGAAACTTTCTGGAGTATCTATCCAATAAAATGGACGATACAGTGATGTAAACATCCCATTAGGAGATTTCTATGAATATAAGACCTATAGTATATAAATGGATTTGCTATTATAATGATGGAACTGAACTTCATCAATATACTCAAGGACAACCAAATTCATTTAATAAAATTAATCAAGATAAATTAATAAAATTTGTATTAACTCCCTTCACATATGAAGAGGAGAAAGAAATTAATAAAGATAAGATACATGTTAAATCAGTATCTTTTCTTCCAACCTTCACACTTAATCTCATAGATGATAGAAGACTAATCTATTATCGTCAGAACTTCATTCAAACAGAAGAATTTCATTTCTGTAAAGATTGTAACACAGAATTTCAGTATAACTCATCTATGGAATTTCATTCACAATATCCATCTCCAATATGCCCAAATTGTAAATCTCATGACTACTTCTATTGTAATAGATGCGATAAGAAGTATGACTTTGAACAAACCTCCAATGGATTATGTCCAGTATGTAAAGGACATCTACAGAGAAATCGTATAACATCTAATAGATCTTCTCGTGAGAAACGATGGATCGACTACATAATCGGGTATCAAGAAACGATATCCGGTAGAAACTCAAAGTTTCTTTTAAATATTAAAGAGACTGGAGATTCGGAGATAATATAATACAAATCTAATGAATAGACGTTACAGTTTTTATTTCAATAAACTCTTGGAAATGTATTATAATATCTTTTCGTTAAATGTATTTTAAATAATTATAAGTAATTAATATAAGGACTATAAAGATGTCATGGCAAGATTCAAAATTACCTAATGACTTGATAGATGCTACAGAATTCACTAATATGGCTAATACTATAGAATGGGTAAGTGGCAACTATTTTTCTCATTCATCAAATAAAAATATCCATTTTCCTTCTTCACAATTAACTAATTGGCTTAATAATATTTATATATCTACTACAGCATCTATAAATAAACTTAATGATGTTGATACCGTATCCGATACTCCAGCAAGAGATGAGGTATTAAAATGGAATGGATCTAATTGGGTACCAGCAGCATATAACACTACATTTGAATTTTCCATAGAATCTTTTAGTGATGGAGAATCTACAACTCAATTAATAGGTACTGGAGTATGGAAGTCTGATAGTACAATAACATTCTCTGCAACTTATAATAATGGTCCACCAGATGGTGCTTGGGTACAGATGTCTAATAATGGTGGTGCATACTCAAAAGTTGGTTCTATGACTGCATCTACCTATACAACTGGTACTAACGATGAAGGAGATATCAACTATCCTGCATCTAAAGACCAATATCTTAGATTTAGATTAAGTGCTAATTGTGCTACCGATACAGATTCAACTACAGAAACATCCATCTATTTCAGAAATTATATCTATTATGGTAAATTAAATAAAGGTTCAAGTTTCTCAGAGGCGGATGTTGAATCACTTGCTGGAAGCACCATATCTAATGATACTACTCAAAGTTGGGGTTCTATAAATGTTGGTGCTGGAGAGTATCTAGTTTTTGCATATCCAGCATCCTATACAACACTTGATTATGGTAATGATTATGAAGATGATGGAGACTGTGACTTTGATTTTAATGGTTTTGTTGTTGCAATGAATGCTCCAGAAACAGTTTCTTTAACAAACTCTGCAGGATTTACAGAAAATTATAAAGTATTTGCATCTACAATAGCAAACCTAGGAAATTATACATTCAGAACTGATGTAAGTCTTAGAAACTATTTATATTATGGAAAGACAACTACAACATCCAGTTTCTCGGAGGCTGATGTAGAGGGATTATCAACTTCAACTATAACTAATGATAATACACAAACATGGAGTGCTATCACAACGGGTGCTGGGGAATATATGTTATTTGCATTTCCTGTTAGATTAGGAACGGTTACGTTTTGGGTTGGAGGCTTTGAGGGGGGCTTTGAATCTCCAGAAACAGTATCTGTAACTAATGCTAATGGATTTAGTGAAGATTATTATGTATGGCGTAGTGAGAACTCTAATCTGGGTTCTACGGTGGTGACTACAACATGAATAAATTAATAGTTAATAAAGGGGATAGGTTTGGTAAATTGACTATATTAAAGGAAAATTATGATAAGTTTAACCGTAGAGCATTTGATTGTATTTGTGATTGTGGAAATATAATTACAGTTAGATTATGCAGTCTAACAATGGGGCGTACAAAAAGTTGTGGATGTCTAAAAGAAGTAACTACAACATATAATAAAGACAGAACTAAAAGAAAGTGTTGGAGATGTGGACGGATTTTATCGTTGGATAAGTTTTATAAAAATAAATCAAAACATGATGGATTGTGTACAGAGTGTAAAGAGTGCTGTAATGAAATTGCATCCCAGAATTATCATAATAAATATGATAATATTGAGTTTGATTTATCATTTAGGTATAGTCATTGCAAGTCCAGTGCCAAAAAAAGGGGAAAAGAATTTAGATTAACAATAAAAGAATTTGATAATATAACTTCTAAACCGTGTTATATATGTGGCAAATATACAAATGGTAATAAATATACTGGAATTGATAGATTGAATAATGAAATTGGATATATTAAAGAGAACTGTATTCCTTGTTGTGACAAGTGTAATAGATTAAAATATACACACTCATTAGAAGAGATATTCCAACATCTTACTGACATTTACAAATACCAAAAGAATGGAGGTAATGACTTATGCCTATAGAACTAATATCTAAGATTTCTCCTAAAAGTGATGGTTTTGTTGGGATGGTAGATGCGGATCAAGTTATAGGTGCAAGTGGAGCAGGTGGATATTTACCATCTAGTACCATTTCCGGAAACTCTCTCCAAGAATATCAACTTAAGATATCCAATTCACCAAGTGATGGATACTTTTTACAGTATAAAGACTCTACAGATAAATTAACATGGGCAGAAACTTCAACAACGGATGTAGCATGGTCAGGAGCATCTGAGTTTTATCCAGTTTCATCATTAGTTCATGCATTAAATATATGGTATAGTAATTCATCTAATAAATACTCAAAAGCATACATATCAACATCTACAGGAGTATTTGCTTTGTCTACCCATTCTCACGATGAATTCGGATTATGGTCAGGAGCATCGGAATATATATCAGTATCAAGTAATGTAAATACTTTACTAAATTGGTATTCAAACTCTTCATCTAAGTTATCTAATGCATATGCTAGTGCATCTATAGCACTCTACTCAGAAACATATTCTAGTGAAGATGATTTAACTTCTGCTCTCAATGATAATTATGCTAACTCGGGAGCATTTCATAGTCATATAATAAATGAAGATAATCCACATAATGTAGTTTGGGCAGATGTTGAAACTGGTGCTAAAGATGATTTACATCTTCATTAGGAAATTCCTTAAGTGACTCAGTCACTTCTCACATAGGAGACTCCTCTATTCATTTTACAAAATCATCTATTGATGATGACTATGCAGGCTCTGGAGCTTTCCAATCACATAAAAACAATTTAAGTATTCATAACATTTCTGGAACTCTAGCTCAACAACATCTATTAATATCTGGTTCAAAGTATCATAGTGCTTATATATCAGCATCAACTGGAGTATTTGCATTAGCAACTCATTCTCATGGTGATGGTCTGGTGCAACCGGATATATCACAGTATCTAGTATGGTTAATATATTAGATACTTGGTATGATAACTCATCTCAGAAGTTATCAAATTGGTATGCATCTAGTGATAATTTTGGTACAGTATATAATTGGTATCTTAATTCGAGTAATAAGTTATCAGCATCTGGAGCATTAGCACATCCAAGGGTCACTTTAACTGGTGAGTCATATATATCTATAAATGATCAACAAATAACTGCTGATAAATTAGATTTAACTGAAACTAATGCAACTGCTGGATTAGGAATCACATTCTCCACTAATGAAATAAGTGTTACAGATTATGCTGCGTCTGCACAGCTTAAGACTAAATTAGATGCCAAATACGATTCTACAAGTGATGTAGAAGTTGCACTTGGTGGAACAACTATATCATCTAATGCAAAATCAGGAAAAACACATGCTGATACTACAACTGGAAATCCTCATAGTATTGATTTAACGGATATTGGTGAAAGTAAAGGAACATTATCTGCAACAGCACCAATAACCGTAACTTCAGATAGACAAGTATTTGGTGGTGCAGCAACTATTGCAGTAGATACCGCTACACCAAATGCAGGAGATACTACCCATCTATCAACAGCAGACCAAATATATGACTATATTCAAATTGTATCTGGTGCATTAGATACAAAGATTGGTGCAGTAGGTGGATTAACAGGAGATACAGTATCTAGTAACTTCTTCTTAAAAACATCTGGGCAGTCTATTTGGAATTGGTATTCAGCGTCAGGGGTTAATCTTTATCAGATATCAACTAATTTAGATAGTAAAATAGATGGTAAACAGGATGTTTTAGATGGTTCTGAATACTATCCTTCTTCATTAGGACATAATCAATATCTTGAATATGTTGGTCATAGTAGTAATACAAATAACCCCCATGAGGTTGCTTGGAGTGATGTATCTACAGCAGCAATAGCAGATTTAAATGACAATTATGCAGGAAGTAGTAATATTAATCGTTCTCTTCTTGATAGTATTTCTAGTAACTTAAGAACAGATATTAATGCAATATCTGATACTCCAACTAATTGGACTACTCTAACTGCTGGAACTGGATTTGAAGCATTTGAAGGCTCTATTGGTGTTAGTGGTTCTACCGGAGTTTCATTGGATGTTGCTGGTTATACAATAATATCATCTCAAACAAAATCAGCATATAACTGGACTAATTCTGTATCTGGTAGTTATCTTGCATATCCATCATCTGTTGGTCAATCCGTTGGTCATAATTTGAATGTGGCATTTTGGGGACATTCCGGACAATCAAATAAACATATAGACTGGACAGTAGATCAAGGTGATACTAATATTCATACTGGTAATTATACAAATACTACTTATACTGCAGGTTCTTTATTAGATTTAGATGGAACTACATTTAATGTAGATTTGACAGAATTAACAGACGGAACTAGTGATATAGTTGGTTCAGAAGATGAAATAGTATATTTAGATAATGGTGTACAAAAGAGAAAGTTAGTTAGTGAGTGGACATTATCAGATTTTAATAATGATTCTGGTTGGACTACAAATACAGGTACTGTAGATACTTCTGGAACTCCAGTAAAAAGTGACTTTGCTAAGTTTACAGATTCAAATACTATTGAAGGTAGAAGTTGTTCAGAAGTTATATTAGATTTAGGTGTGGCTACAAATAATCTGAATAATTTAGGAACGGTATCAATAAATACAAGCATTATATCGGATACTGATAATACAGATGACTTGGGGTCATTATCTAAAAGATGGAGAACTTTATATACTTATGGAGTATCTAGTAGTAATGGAATTTCATCTCAAGTATTTAGGGGAATTGCTCCAATGACTTATTCTATTGCTAATATTATGTTATCTGCAAATCAGAATATTAATTTAGGTAGGTTTAAGTGTCCAACTGGAAAGAAGGCGTATATATACCAAGCAAATGCATGTGGATCTGGTGGAACGGGCATAGGTGATTTATATGTAGAAGTTTTAGCAGGATCATCACTTCCTTTATATGGAGCAGATACAATCTATAAAACATCTTCAGCAACATTACAACAAGGAAATCCATTAGCATCATCGGATGCTGGTGATTATATAGAAATAAGATTTATGTACTCTGGTAACACTACTACTCCTGAGATGGGAGCGGGATATAGATATGGAACAGCTATGATACAGGTTGGTGTATATTCATCATATGAATCTAACTAACGAACAAAAATCTTTCTTATATGATTTTCTCTATGAAGAATTAGATAAGTTATTCAAAGAGAGTGAAATATGTAAGGATTGTCCTTACAATTATAAATGTTGTTATCCAGGTGGAGTAGAATGTAAATATCACTCTAATACTGGATGCACAACTAAATGTCTTGGATGCAAAGCATATCTTTGTGATGAAAAGAGAGAAGAACTCAAAGATACTCCAATATTAATTAAATTGAATTATCTATCTTATCTTGCTAGTACTAATGGGTTAATAATGTATTGTCTTTCTAAAAGTGATATGAATCTAGGTGATTAAATATGACTGAGAATTTATATTTACATTATACGTCTTTAGATCCTTCAAGTAAAAGTCATTGGACTTCTTATTCAAGGATGGTAGATGGAGACTTAGGTAACCATGCAGTTTCCAATACAAACGGAAATATGGAAACATTGATAGGTAACAATTATGATAGTCAAATTGGAGACATATTGACTGTTGGAATAAGAGCTTACCTAAGATATTTCTTTATTCCTGGAAGAGTTACATTTAGACCATATTTTGATGGTTCAAATCTGGGTATAATTTCATCTCCATACATTGCTACTTCCGAAACCGGTGCTTGGACAACTGTATACGATATAACACAAGATAGTAGTGGACCTGGTGAAGGATGTTGGGAATGGACAGATATAAGCAATTTGGATGTTGTTATAAGTTCGGTGATTTCAGGAGATAATGTAGAGTGCTCTATGGTTCAAATAGAGGTAAGTTACAACCCAATAGAAGAAGATTGTAATAGTCCAGGAGAAATATCTATTAGTTCAACTAACTATGGGAATGAACTCTATATGAGCCAAACTAATTATGGTAATGAAGTAAGATTAAGGAGTAAGTGTTGTTAGATGCCAGAAGATAACTATAAAAGTGCTATCTTTTCTGAAGCAAGATTTAATTATTCTTACTTTAATAAATTATTTAAGAGAATTCTTGTAGATACAATCTTAGAAGGGATACAAACAAATCAAATATCTATAGATACATTTCTTAAAGGTGGAGAAATAGAGGTAAGCAATCTTATAGATACTATTCTTGAATCTGATAGAGAATCCAAAGAAATACTTTTTGATATAATAACAGAATATGTAGATAGCGAAGTAGATACTTTATTCGACACTATTATATCTAATGAATATGCTAAATCAGATATGCAAATAGATACCCTCCTAGAAAAGTTTGGAGTAGATAAGAAATTATATCTAGATACTATCTTAGAAAAACTTATTAATACTACTGATATAAATATAAATACATTTCTATCAAGGTCAAATCTAGAACAACAATATTTTGATGCTCTATTGGAAAAACAACTTGCTTCATATTATTTAATAGATATAATTCTATCTATAACTCTCTCGAGTGATATGAATATAGATACCATCCTATCTAGACTAGGTATGTCAGAACAACAAATAGATACCTTATTAGAAGGATACAAATCTAGTGGATTATTGTTTGATACATATCTTCAATTAATTGGTTCACCAGAAATTAATATGTTTATAGATACAATTCTAGATGCAATATCTATCCAAAATCAATCAATAGATACTATCTTAGCAAGATTAGATATAACTCAAGAGCAATTATTTGACACTATTCTTAAAAAACCAATATCAACACATTACCTTTTTAATATCATTCTTGAAAGAGCCATAATTAATAAATATCAATTTGATACTCTTTTATTACACTCATCTATTAAATCTCAATTTATAGACGCAATACTTCAACAAGATTTAATTATCACACATTTATTTGATATTTATCTTACAAGTGGAACTATACCAACCATTGATATTTTGTCGGATATCATCTTAGAAGGAATAAATACTAAACATTTAACATTAGATACCATTCTTTCTGGTGCAGAAGTGTCAGTAATAATGTTATTTGATACCTTTATTACTCTTCTCCAAGAACAGACTTTATCTATAGATACCATCTTAGAGAAATTACAGTCAAATCAAGAGTTAATAGATACTATATTAGAGCAAACTCTATATGAAACGGAAGAATATAATACTATACTTAGTCAAACAATATCTTTGGATTATCTATTCGATACTCTTACATCCAAAATAAATATACCAAAGCAATATATATTTGATTTAATAGCACAACATCCAGCAATGACAGTTACTCAACAAATAGATTTGATATCATCTACTTTATCTATAGAAAAGACTGAACTAATAGATACTATTCTATCACTGGTAAACTCCAATACACTATCTATAGATACTATAATAACATCCCCAACAAAACAAAAGACACTTTTATTAGATGCTATTCTACAAAAAATAGGAATAACCTCAACGTATCTCTTTGATATCTTTCTGACATATGGAGAAGTAACTACAAGTTCTCTATTTGATACATACATCTTATTTAAACTATCTAAGTCGTTAAATATAGATACTGTATTGCAATCTTCTGGTTCTACGGAGATATCTAATCTATTTGATGTGTGGTTATTTAGAAAGATATGGATTGATTATTGCAAGTCCTACTTCTATAATTTATATAGCATATCTATATCAAATTCTAATTTGTATGGTATTTCTATAACTAACTCTAATTTATTTACGATAACTGATATATTTGATGCTGCTGATTAGAATATGTTATCTATGTATTATAAAGGAAATAAATCAATATGACACTAGAAAATTTTGAGAGACAAAATACAATTAAGACTAATGTTGATTTTAAGATGGACGATGTACTCACAGATCCCTCTGGTAACAAAGCTTTTGTAGATGTTATTAAACCTGATGGTACTTATCTAGTACAGGATGCATCCACAACTAGGGATGGTACTGGTGAATATTCATATTACTTTGAAACAGCATCTACAGATCCATTAGGTTTGTATGTAGTTGTCTGGAAGGGAATGCATAATCTTGGTGGGTCTTATGGATACAAAAATATTATCCAACGTAAAGCTATAAATATTATATACGAAAATGGATAAAATTACCCCTATTTCCTCATTTTTCTTAAATTCTGTGAAAAGTATCAAGACCCCTTCGAAATTATGCACGAGGATCCACGGAAACGACCCTAGAATCGAAAGTAATACTTTCCGAGGGGTAAGGGTAAGGGGTAAGGGGTACCCTCGTCAGATCGCACGTATGACCCCTTTAAATGCAAAATTAGAAATTGGAGCAAACCATGGCAAATGATATGAATGTCGGTAGCATTTCGGTTCAATTTCGAGCCCACAAAGATTTACTTAAATCGGATTTAGAAGAGATAAAAGGTGAAATACAAAAATCACTAAGTAAGTCTTTAAAGATAGATATAGCTGGTGGAGATTTCAAGGGTTCTCTAAATACCCTCACACAATCTATTAATGATGCATCGATAAATATAAATAAGGCTCTAAAATCTATAGCAACCCAAGCACAGTCAGTAGTTGATTCTGTATCAACATCTATGGAACAACTTGCTAAAATATCCGATACTAAATTAGCTAGTGCTGGTGATAAAGCACTAAAGACATCTAAAAGAAATTCCAAAAAACAACTCTCTCAAATCAAATCTAGTCAATCTGAGATGAGTGCACTTAATGAAGAGTATAATGATAAACAATTAAAATTAAAGTGGTTAGAGAGTCCAAGAACAAAAAAAGAATTACAAAAAGATATTAATACAAATGAAAAAGCCCAAAAGGATTTATTTAATAAAATTAAGAAAGGAAAAGATGGAGAACTAAAATACACAGAGAAACAACAACAAGAAATGAATAGACTTATAAAAGATGGTGTTCAGCTAAAACAAGAAATGATGGCTAAGGAGGTTACTTTAGGAAAGGCTCCAGGAATATCCAAAGAATTATCAAAGGACTATGATACTAAATATTTGAGACAAAGATTAAAAGAAATTGAAACTCTAAAGGATAAAGATCAAAAGACCACTAATAAGTCAACTAAGGAAAAATCAAAAACTACAGAAAAGACAACGAAAGAAACTACATCCCCACAACAACAAGCTCTATTACAAATTCAATCCACTGCTGATAAAGTCTATAAAAACATCTTAGGATTTGCAAGACAAACATATGACACTATCACACAATTGGCTCAGGGCACTGCAGGTGCTCAACAACAAGCTTTACAAAATCTTAATATCAAACCAGCAACTGAGATAGATGCAACACCAAAAACAACCAAAGCAACAAAAGAGACCCAGAAACCAGCTGTATCAGATCTTAAAAAGATGGTAGAGAATATACCACCAATTAAACTACACTTTGATGAAGCTCACTTTGCTGGTGAATTAGGTAAACTTAAGACTAAGATGCAAGAAACTCTAGGAACTCCTGTAAAGGTACAAACACAACCCGCAGGCGGGGCTAAAGGAGAGACTCCTTCTGGAGCACCATCCGCTAAAAATGTAGAGCAACAGGTAGGTTTTTATAAGAAATCATTTAATGAATTTGTTGCTGGTTCAACTGATGCAAGAATAGCCTACGAACAAAATCTAAAGATGATGGCAGATGGAACAGTAAAATCTATGATAAATATTAGAGATGCACATAAGATGGGTATTATGGGTCTATTAGACTTTTCATCTATGGCACAGAAGATAATTCACTACATAACATTCAGTATTGGTGTTCAATTAGTTATGACAGTTCGTCAAGCATTCTCAAGTATGATATCTGCCATTATAGATTTTGAGAAATCTGCATATGAGACTGCTTCGGTGGCTGGTTATCTCGGAGCATCTTTTGATGATGCAGTAAAATCTATCATGAATCTCTCTAGTGAAATAGGAGAGAAAACCAGATATAGTGCAAATATTGCAGCATCAGCATTATATAACTTAGCATCGGCTGGTATAGATGTTGTTAAGAAAGATTTTGAAGATTTAATACCAATTATTAATTATGCAGCAGCAACTAACTCTGAATTAGATACTGCATTCCAAGCTGTAACTAAAGCAATGAAGCAATTTGGTCTACAAACAGAAGATACAGAAGCACTTGTAGATTCGTTTATGGGAACTATTACATCATCTTATGCCACACTTGATAAGTTAGTGGAGTCCTATAAATATGTTGGTTCTATTGCTGGGGAATTAGGTCAAGACTTTAATGAACTTAATGCAACCTTAGGAGTTCTTTATGATAGAGGATTGGAGGCAGGACAGGCAGGTCAACGTCTCAATATGATTTATACTAAATTACTTAAACCAACTGATGACTCTACAGAAGTTCTTGATAAGATGGGACTGTCATTATCAGATATTAATCCCTATGCAAATAGTCTTACTGATATATTTTATAAGTTACGTGCTGCACAATTTGATGCAGCCGATGCAGCAACATTCTTCCGTGCTCGTACTGCAGCAGCAGCACTTATTCTTATAGATGAGGTTGATGCTATTGCTAGAGCACGTAATCAACTCGAACTTACAGGAGGACTAACAGAATCCATAGCAGAGAAACAATTATCCACTATGAATAGTCAGCTTAAACTTATGGGTAATCAAATGGAAGAAGCAGCACTATCTCTTAGAGATGCTATTATTCCTGCTCTTCATTGGTTTGCATCTACAATTACTCAAGAAGTAGTACCATCTATGAAATCACTCTACGGAGGAATTGGATTTATTGGAGATGGTCTCAAAGGACTGGTAGTTATTATTAATCCATTTATATCATCTATATTTGCAGTAGTACCTGCATTCGCCTCATTTTCTATAGCACTAGCAGCAACAGGATTAGCTATGAGGAAATTAGGATATGATAGTGCAGCAGCAAGTATCGGACTAACTACACTTAAAACTACATTACACGGAACCCTTTCAAGTCTTTTATTATTTGCATTACCTTTAACTATAATTGCAGAATCATTTGAAGGACTAAGAGGTCCAATCTATTTCATTATTGGAGCACTTACTGTATTATCTATAGCACACCGGGTAGCAGCAATGTATGCAATGAATGAACACAGATCAATATTAGATTTAATTGGTGCTAAGATAAAAGAAATAGCAGTATCTAAGATACAGACCGCCCAATTAATGTTTGGACAAGCCTTACGTAAGGAAGAAATTAAAACATATTTAGGTACTGCTGCAGCAATGGAAATAGAGAACGAAGCAATGACTCATAACATAGCATCCCAAGTTACTGCAAATCGTATGAGACGAGCTGGATTTAAAAATACAGAAATTGACCAAGCACTAAGACTAGCAAATGTTTCTACTATCCAAACAGAGACAGGAGCATTAAGTATTCATAGTAATGTACAAGCAAAAGATGTAATTAATAAAAATCTGAGCACTGTAGCAACAGTAGGACAAACAACAGTAACTAGAAAACACACCCTCGCTACAATAGCCAGTACTCTAGCAACAGTTACACATGGTATAGCAACGAAAATCTCTGGGAAGATAATGAAAGTGTGGAATTTAATTGTTAAAACCAGTACAGGATTAACCAACACCCTAGCTTTGGGAATTCAAGGAATGACACTAAGTATAACAGGATCTACTATTTCAATGAAAGCTGCCACTGTTGCAGCAAAGGCACTAAAGATTGCTTTAGTTAGTATAGGAGTTGGAGCAGCAATGTTTGCATTAACTGCAATTATGGAAAACTGGGATGGAATAACAAAAGCAGTTGGTAATGCATTTGAATCATTTAAACAATTTATAGGAATATCAAGGGAGGAACTTGCATTAGATAGACAACGAGCTAGGGAATTAGTATCTTATAGAAAAACACTTACAGACATATCAAATTTAGAAGTACAGAGAGTTAGAATTACAGAGGATATTGTTAAGATGCAAGTTAAGGGAGTTGAATCAGCAGAAGAGTACTCTAGTGCAATGAAACGTTTAGGTGAAATAGAAAAGGATATTGCTGATAATAGAACTAAATTCTTAGAGACTGGACAAGGAATTATAAATTGGTTAAAGAGTACAAGTGAATCCCTAGATAAATCTATTATTGCATATATTGATATGGACGAAGCAGAGTATAAACTTAATCAAAATAGAGAAAATCAAGTTAAGACACTAGATGAAGTGAATAATGCATTGAATGAATATCTTATTGCACAGAGACAATATGGAGATACCTCTGAAGAAGCATCCATTGCATTAGAGAATTATGAATCACTTAATAGGAGATATATGGAGTTACAAATAGAGAATAGTGACTTGGTTACTGATTTAGATGAAAAGACTAAAACATATACTACAAGTATGAGTGATTTATCAAGTGTAGAAAAGAAAAGACTAAATGTTGCACAGGACATTTATGAGACCAATCAACTTATAATTAGTCAACAAGAAGAGCTTGCTGAGTTAAGGGCTCGTCATGCACATCTTTTAAATGTAGAAGCAAACTGGACAGAGATGTTTGAAGCAAATACCAAGGATTTATGGGAACAAATGCTTAAACTTCTTGAAGCTGAGGAGAAGTTATATAAACTAAGACAAGAACAACCAAAGAGATTAGATGAGTTATTCCAAGCATTAGCAGAATATGGATTAGTTAATGATGAAATAATCGATGGTTATAAGGAGATGAAGATTGCTGAGGCAGAGTTGTTTAAATCACGCATTGCATATTTTAATGTTATGGATGATTTATCAGAAAATGAACGTAAAAGAGTAGAAGAGGCACAGGAATATTATAAAGAGCTTAGAGACGAAGGGGTTGATGCTGCAACTGCATTTGATATTGCTTTTGGAAGTCTAAATATACCATCTTTAGATTCTTCGGAATTACATATATTAGCTGATTTTGCTGAAAAGGAATATATGTTTGAAGTAAATACAGATGCATTTGAAGGTATTGTAGAGCCAATTGTCGAAGCAATGGAAGCATTTGAAACATTACCAGAAAAGATAATGGCTGCATGGACAGATGTAGAATCACTTCCCCTAGAAATAAACGTTGAATTATTAGTAAAGGAAGATATAGAAGATGAATTAAAATCAACATATACTGACTTAGTTCCTTTATTTACTTCATTATGGGATATACATGCTCCAACATTAGAGTTTCCTGGATTTCTACCACCAGATTTATCCAGTATAGAGGACTTAAATATTCAGAATGTAGTTAGTAATCTTATAGGAGATGAATTAGAATTAACTCCAGAATTATTAATAAATTTAGGAGTAGAGGGAGATACTGATGCAATATCAACATTACAAATATTAGATAATGTTATTGATAGTTGGAGTCAAAATGGATTACAAGATGCACAAATAATTGATTTGGTTGTATATGGAGCAGAAGAGGTATGGGATACTAATCTTGCATTAAGAAATCTTAGAGCAAACATTCCAGAAGTTAATAGTGTTATTTCAATGTATGCATCAAATCTTGACTTTCTTAATACTATGTATGGAGAGGGAAAAGATCAAGTTGAAGATTTTACAGCACAACAAATTATAGCAGCAACTCTTATAACAACTGCAGCGTCAAGATTTGGTGTTGATATTAAAAAAGGAATGTCACTTGAGAACATCTTAGCATTACCAGATATGTCTAATCTAGGTACATTAGATGATGTGCTATCTAGTGTAGGAACTAATCTATCAGATATACGAGATACAACTGGATTAGATGAGGTTGCTACTAAAATAGGAACCCTAACAGAGTCATTGGGCGGAGAAGATGGATTAATAAGTAAATTAGATGAGTTAATAACATTATTATCGCAAGAGTATGGATTTGATTTATCTGCATCAGAAGCAATAGGAACGATAGAAGACATCAACGCAGAGCTAGAAACTAGTTTATCAGAGGCTGGATTTCCAACAGCAGATAATCCACAATTAGCTAAGTTTTTTAAACCGGGACTTCTTGGAAACGTATATGATTGGATTACAAACACCCATACATTTACATTTGATACTTCCGCAGCAATAACTGCTTCTGATAATGCAAAGAAGTCACTTGAAGACTTGTGGGATGAAATTGATAAATTACCAGCTGAAGAAAGAACTAAGGTTATACTAGAGATAGAAACATATTTTAATAATAAAGCATCCAGTACCCCATCATTTTGGGATAATTTACAACAATCATTCGCTGATATATTTCCTGGATTATTTGGTCATATTCAATACGGAGATGAGAATTATATTCCGAAAGCAAAAGGAGGAATAACAACCAGTCCTCAACAAGCGATTATTGGTGAGGATGGTGCTGAAGCTGTCATACCTCTAGAAGGCTCTAACCGCAAATATGGTAAGAACATCTTACAACAAATAATACCCCGCTACTTCCCAGACTTAGCAATGATGGCTGAAGGGGGAGTAGTAGGAATAGGAGATAATGGAGAGACTGGTCTTAATAAATCCACATTATTTGATGATATGCTATCTACTCTTAAAGACATCTATACAATCTTAAAAGATAACATAGAAGGTATTTTAACTGGAATATCTGGTGGAGAAATTGGTGAAGAGCCTGTATATACTCCACGTATGGGTATCTCGGTACCAGTAACATCTACAACAACTGAAGAAGGAGGTACCGGAGCATTAGGAGCATCTGCAGATATAAGGCAAGGTGGTAAAGTAGTTAATGTAAATATCTATGTAGATGCTAATGATTTTAATAATGCAATCTTATCATTTATACAAGGAAGCACGGATGCAGTTAGTATGATGTCAGGAACATTATCAGAAGCTAGTTCTGCATTTAAAGGATTAGTTGATTCTGCAGGAATTGAATTTTACTCTAATACATCATCCGTATCAACCTCTATTAGTGATTCAGGAACGTTCCTTGCAACTTCGGCAAAGGTAGGAGGAATTCTTCTATTTCAAAAAGTTATTAGTGCTGCAGATACATTTGCAAAGAAAGTAAGAAATATAAGAGTATCTGTAACTGTACGTCAAAATGCACAAGGAGGAATATATTCATCACCAACTCTTGGAATGTTTGGTGAGGCTGGAGCAGAGGCAATTATTCCTCTAGAGGGTTCAAATAGAAAATATGGTGAACAACTTCTTAAACATATCATTCCAGAGTATTATCCAGACTTAATGTTCCAACAGGGAGCACTATTTACTGGTGGTGGTCAACAACAAATAGCTAATGAAGAAAATTATAATGAGAATTACAATGTATTAGGTCCTGTATATGTTCAAGCCAACAACACAGAAGAACTGGCTAAAAGTTTGAAATACAAATATCGTAGTTCATCTAGATGAGGTAATTAATGGCAACAACATTTAGTATCTATATAAATTCGGGTGAAATTGATGCAACCACCTATACAAAAGGTGATAATTTATCTATGTTAGAAGTATCTAATTCAGACAATGAATACTATCAATCTGGATTTATAGAACTTTATGATGTAGCAACTCAACATAATATTAATGATACAGTATTAGTTACAATAAATAATACTCAACAATTCTCTGGATATATATCTAGCCGAGAACAAACTATAAATAAAGGAAAAGCACTTACTCGTTATCAACTTATAGGAGAGACATATGATTTATGGAGATATCATACAGATGAATATGCACTCTACTCAGGAACTACTCTCTATATAGCATCTAGTTTAGTATCATCTTATTGTGAAAATATTACTGCTTACCAATTCGATATGGACGCAGGTGAAGATTTAACTAACGATTTAGATTTATCAAATCTTACTGTAGGGGATGCCCTTATAGAATTAACTAATATAGATGGTTATAGTTTCTATGTTAATAATGGTGAATTACATTACTATAAGAATACAAATACTACATCATCTTTTACAGTTACAGAATCTAATATTATAGAAATGGATCCTATAGAAGAGTCCGATGAAGATATAGTTAATGATGTACTTGTATTAGGAGGTAGTGATTATTCTGTCAAAACAACAGTATCTCCAAAGGCTACTTCATCCAAAATATTTCCATCTGGAGTACTAATAGCTCAAAGATTTAATGCAGAAGATCCAGTATTATCTGCTGTTAGATTATATCTAAATAGAAGTACTGGAGACGATGCTCCTAGTGAATTATTGTTTGAGATATGGGAAAACACAGAAATGGTTGTTTTTGAGGATGATTTTACTAATGAAGATTATTTATCAACAACTACTAATTTGGAACCAACAGATAATTTCTTGATGTTATCTGTAGTTTCATCTTGTCGTGCATCTTGGCCGAGTAAAGCTGGCGGAACTCACAGTGCTAAAAAGTGGGAGTTTGGACATAAATCTCATGTCGATGGATGTTTTCATAGATTTAGAACCAGAGGATTTATTACTCGTAATGGAATATATTATATTTGTCCGAGTGGTTCTGATGGTAAGCCTGATATAAGTCAAGCATATACATCAGGAACATGTAAAGTTGGGGATTGGGTATATTACTATCCGAGACAAGTAAGAGTTAACAGTGATGAATTTGTTTGTCTTGTTTTAGGTGGAAATTGGGATTTTAATACTAATGTATGGATAGAACAAATAGCAACTGCTACTGATCACAATAAATGTCAATATGATGGATATTATACTATATGGGTTGATGACGGAGGAGGAACTACAAGTAAATGTTGGATGACTTTTGATTTGTTAGAGTTCAAGACAGATACAGGATATGCTTCATCTAATTCTTATACACACGATACACAATACATGAGAGTCGATTTAGAAGGAGTAGTATCTAGCCAACGAATTTATATCTCTGGTACGAATGATGGCGGAACTACTTGGAAAACTATGACAGATGGTTCTTGGGTAGACTTTGGAAGTGAATCTTCAGCAGGTTCATATATTAAATATAAATTCTCATCTAATGGTTATTTTACTCCAAGAATAGATTCTGCTACAGTAACTATTTCTGATGATAGTGGTGGATTGGATCAAGTCGTGTTTACAGATGACTTTAGTGATGAAACTAAACTATCTTCCAATTCTATAAATGGTCTTAGAATAACTGAAGGATGGGAAGACAATTTTGATAGTGATATTGCTGCAACAGCTTTAATGATAAGTGGTTTAGTATTAAGAGATGTTGATGGTAGCGATACACTAATAAATGATAGCGACTGGGATAGCAATCCATCTTATATGTTTGATAATAATACTGGGACATACGCATTAGTTGATAATATTTATAAACCTGTTGATTTTGTTGATAGTTGTATATTTACTGACAAACCATTAACTGTCTGTGGAGTAAAACTTAAATATGACCTACAAAGAGATGGAATGATAGATGATTTTTGGATTAGATTGTCATCTAATACATCAACTTGGACTACAAGAATGAATGAAAAAAGTAATCTTTGGTTAGGTGCACATGGTGGTAGTCCTAATGTTGATGGATATTATAAATTTAATGTAGATGTATACTATAGTGGAACGCAAGGTATCCAATCCTATTTTAATAATTTAGATAATTGTGCTGGTGGTCCTGGAAAGTTATTACATTATGATTTAAGAGCAATAACAATTCCAAATGAGGGATTTTATGCTGGGACTGCTAAATCAATTAATTATGACTTAGGATTATTGACATATTATTATATTAAATTAGATGTAACTGAAACGTATGGAAATTATATAACATATTCTGGATCTTTAGATGGTGGGGCTAATTGGGATAAATTAACTAAAAATACTTCTACATTAATATCTAATCCTGGATCTAATCTTGTTATTATGTATTGTATACAACCTAGTAGTAATTATTTAGGAAATGGTTCTGGAAATGTGAAATTTCCTAATATAGATTCTGTTACTTGCACTGTTGAAACAACTCAAGGAGGAGGTATACCAAAATCAGGTTCTAAAATAGAGTGGTCTGATGATATAGGATTCACTGATAATGATTTACCTTATGCTCCAAATTATTCTAATTGGCAAACATATACTAGTCCAAAATTATCTGGATTAACTACTGGTGATTCTTATTGGATGATATTTGAACATTCCTCTTCTCCATCTGATGAAGATTATGAAGTAGTATCAGGAGATTTCAACCAGACATTAGATGAGTGGGATGCTTCTTCTAGTCACGTTGAATTACTTGAAACTAATGAAATTAGATTCGGATCTCTTAATTATGCTGGAACTGCCAATGCTTATATATATGCATATAACATTCCTGTATGGGATGGTCTAACTAGTCTGTATGTAGAAGGAGTTAACGTAGTAGATGACGATGCTAGAGTATGGGTATATTGGAGACCGACTGGTACAGATTCTTGGACATCGTTTGGATATTATTATCGCCCAGAAGGATCTTATATAACTTTTGGTACCTTAGATAAGTCAGATATTTCTTCATATAATTTGATAGATATAAGATTTAGAGTTAATGATGATTACACTGGACATGCTAACTTATATGCAGATGAGATTAATATAATCGTAACTTCTTCTCAAAAGTTTTGGTCTTATTTTTATGATCCTAATTCTGAATATGATGGTAAGATTTCTTATTCTTGGGATGGTGGAGTTAAATGGTCGTCTAATGTAACTTATCCTTCCGAAGTTCCAGATGGTAATATGAGGTTCCAACTAGGATGGACACAAGGAGAAATACAAGCAACAGCAACTAACCAAGAATCTATAGATTTGTATGGTAGACACTTTAAGAAGATAAATGATAGCACAATAACAACTCTTGAACGTGCACAAGCACGAGCAGACTTAGAAGTATCTGGAATGACAGAAGTTCCAAAGAAGGGTAAATTCGTAATAACAGGACGTACAGACATGTCAAATGAATATATGTTCTCAGCAAATCTTACAAACTTTGGTATAGATGAGAAGTTTGATATTAAAGAGTATACACAACGAATAGATAAAAAGGGATTTACTACAGAAATTGTATATGGACGTCATACTTTTGATTTAGCCAAGAAAGTTTCTGAATTGGAGTATAAACAATCAAAATGAGTAGATATACAGAGAAATTAGCAGAAAAGAGTAAAATACCTTATATGAAGGTAGAACGTATATATCTAGGAGATACTTCAACATATATTGAATCAACAGGTCAAGGTACTTGGCAAATAAAATCTCCTAAAAGCATCTTTAAGATACAAATAGATGGTAGTATTTATATATCTGGTAATGTAAAGATTGATTCTCCACTAGAAGTAAAAGGAGAGATTAATTGTGATAAAACTATAACATCTAAAGAGGGACTTGTAGATAAGAGTAAGGAAATTTTATGAGTGTAACTAATAAAGGTTCAATGAAGATAAAGGTTCCACAACGATCTCTAACATATAATGCAGAAAATTCTTATGTATCTAGTAGTACAGATACATCTTTCTATTCTCAAACTGCTTTAACAGTAACTGCTTGGATAAGACCTACTACAACAGAATCAGAAGGGGTTGTATGTAATGGTACTAATGTATCATCTTATAATTACTTCCTTGGATTAGATAGTAATAGAAAAGTATATAGTGCAGTAAAGACTGGTGGAAATACATCTTCTGTTACGTCAGACAATGCAATACCACTAAATGTTTGGTCGCATATAGCTATGAGATTTGATGTAGGAACTAGTCTGGATGTAATTATTAATGGAACAGATATAACAGAATCCACTCCAACTTATGCTATAGGATCTGTTGCATATCCTCTTTATATTGGGGCATATGGATGTGCTGCATTTGCTTTTGAATATACAGGAGATATATGTGATGTTCAAATATTCAGTGGTACGTGTTTAACTGATACTCAAATAGAACAAGTATACAATGGATTAGATTTATCTCCTACATTTCATTGGAAATTTAATGGTGCAGAAAAACCTGATTATGTTAAAGATTATGGAACTATAGGAAAACATGCATATATAAGTGGAGCCGTGTGGACAACAAGAGACATTAGGTGTTGGAATACTAGATGGGATTGTGGGAACTATGACCATACTATAGAAACTTTTATGAGTCCATGTGATAGGAATTTTTTATTTAGAAATGTTGTACCGGGTGCTGTAGCCGAGTTATTTAAAGTACTTGGACAACCATATTATATTGATACAACATACTCTTCATCTAACTCATTAAAAATTGAATGTCTATCTGGTTACGGATTATCGTCTTTAAGAGAAAGTGTGACTATTGGAGTAAAGTCAATATCGGATAGCTTTTTAAACAAAGATTTATACTCTGTGAAAATTGAAGGAATAGAGTTAAGTGAGTTATGAGTAAATTAAAATTTATTTGTGAGGAATGTGGTAAAATATTTTACGATTACCTGTCTAATAAAACAAATAATCATATATTTTGTAGTGTAGAGTGTAGTAATATACGTCAACTACCCCTCCCTTTCGGAAGGAGTCTTCTCAGCAAAAAAGATAAAATTTCTGAAATATATAACACAAACCATCATACAATTATAAGAAATCTCAAGAGATATAAAATACCAATAAGGAGTAAATCGGAGTCATGTAAACTTATTAATAGAGATTATTTAATTGGACAGGTACCTTGGAATAAAGGAAAGAATCACATAGTGGATAATAGAATTCCACATGGAAGAGATGCTAGTGGATGGAATGGTGGAGTTTCTAATTTACATGAGAGTATAAGAAAAACAAATTTATATATGAATTGGAGGGATTTAGTATTTAGAAGAGATAATTATACTTGCCAAATATGTGGTAAGAACGGTAACCTTCTAAATGTACATCATATTAATTCATTTATCGAAATATTGAATAAGAATAATATTCTTTCCTTAGAAGATATTTATTACTGTGATGAGTTATGGGATATTAACAATGGAGTAACTTTATGTAGATCTTGTCATCTTAAATTACATAAAGGACAGATAGAAGGATTAAGATTATGAAAAAAATACCAATAGAAAGAGAATTACTCGTTTCATTATATTTAGGAAACTTGCTTTCACAAAACGAAATTGCAGAACAACTTAATGTATCTAGAGCATTAATACACTCTAAAGAAGGATTGGGGCTTGATACCCAATGAGTGTTAGTTTTCATGATGATGGTGGAGATTCATGGAATTTCCCATCTGAAGTAGTAACATTTAGTCATGATGTTAGTACTAATTCAAATAGATTGTTAGTTGTTTCTATTTCTGTTGAGGGGTCTAATGATGCAAGTTATGTTCAAGGAGTGAAATATAATGGCACTTCTATGACACTTGTATCACAAACTATACACGATATTGGTTATGCAACTACATCGGAATTATATTATTTATTAAATCCAGATACAGGAACTAATGATGTGGAGATAACTTTTGGAACTAATGGAGAATGGGCAGCAGCTAAGTCAGCAGATTTTTATGATGTAGCTCAAACTGCTCCTAATGATATACAAACTCATCATGTGTATGGAACTTCAATATCAACAACTGTAACACCTACTAATTCAGAGAATTTGATAGTTGCATCAATAGGACATGGGGAACCTGTATCGCTTACTATAGATTCTCCTGGAATACTATTTGGAGCGGCTGAAACTACTGACCAGAATAGTTGTAATGGTGGGTATATCATAGATGGATCTACTGATGGACAAGTAATAAAATTTAATTCTCCAGTAGAACAAAGATTTGTTACTGTGTCTGCTACATGGAACTACACTACAGGCCCAGATTTAGTTATAACAACTTATAATGGATGTACATCCTCTGGCAATACAACAGCAACCGTAACGGCTATATTAACTAAAGGGTCGGGTAATACCCAAATCTACTATGGTAATACAGATGGTGGTACAACAAAATCATCTTGGCATTACTCTTCATCTAAATTATTAAAATATGATACCGACGGGGGATGGTCAGTAACTTTACCTGTTGATGGAGATACTACACCATTTACACCATCTACTCAGTATTATTATACGGCGTATGTATCAAGTAATGGTTGGGATGCTGGTGAAGATTGGGCTAGTGAATCTATAGAATTTATAACTGCACCAGCAATAACCTGTGATAAAGATTTACTTATCTATTATAATAGTTCTTTATCAGCACCCAACTATATATGTTGTTGGTGTTCAAGATGGAATGTAGATAATTTTGATACAATAATAGAAACGTGGCTTACAAAATCTCAACTGAAAACACTGAGAGATAATATAACCCCCGGAGCAGCAGGAGAACTCTACCAAATATTAGGTAGCCCAACCTTTTATGATCAAACCTGGGAAGGAAAAAATACACTCAGAATAGCAAGTAATGATAATTCAACATCTACATTATATAAGATGCGTAATGATAAGATTATCTATGTAAAAAATATCTCCACATCTCCAATTGCTGGAGCATCAGGATATTTGGCTGTAAAAATAGAGGGATACATAAGTGGTTCGGTATTATGAATAAATTAACTAAATATCATATAGAGACAAGAGAAGCCTCCCTTTTGTGTGATGAATTATGGAATATTAATAATGGAATCACTTTGTGTAAAAAATGTCATAGAAAATTACATAACAACCAATGTAGTTTAGAGGATAAAATCTAATTACATGGTACGAAACTGCAGAAAGTGGGTCAACCATAACATATGATGAATGGAATAATATGGTTACATACATCATAGAAGGTGGTATAAGTAGTAATGTCCATAGTCATATTGCTAATACTTCTAATCCTCATTCAGTAACTGCTGCTGATGTAGGTGCAGCAACAACATCCACTAAATTAGATGATTTTGCTACTCCAGATGATAATACTGATTTAAATGCTACTACAGGTAGACATGGTCTTCTTCCTAAGTTAGGAGGGGGAACTACTAATTATCTTAGATCTGATGGTACTTGGGCTGAACCTGCTGGAGGAGGGACAGGATTTACACCAGTTGTGTATCCAGATAATGAAGAAATTTCTACTGATGGTAGTAACAATATATACTTTTCAGGACAAGGTACTACTTATGTCTATTCAGGATTGAATACAATAATTATATCTTCACAAGTCGGCTCTGCTGGTAACTTATCGGACTTAACTATTAATGCTAATAAAGATTGGAATAGTAAAGGTATCTATAATTTAAGTTATATATCATCATCTAAGATAAGTGGTGGTACAATAATAGGAGGTAACTTCTATGGTACCCCAACAATAAGTAGTCAGATATCGGGTACCCAATTAATATCTAGATTATATACATCTAAACCAACTGCAGCAAATCATGCTGGTGAGATAATAAGAACATCAGGAAATGCAAATGGTACGTGGGTATGGATATCAGTTTATAATGGTTCTTCATATGAGTGGATTCAAATAGGAGTCTCAACCTAAGTGATAATATGACAGAATGTATAATTGGACAAAATACTACAAGTACAACATCTTCTACCCTTCAAGATAGAATAAGATATATATCTGCAACTTCTGACTGTAATGGAACTTTAAAATATTTTTATTGGTATGCTACAGGAATCTTTCAGTCTGGACAACGTGTTAGGGGAGCAGTATACGACTCTGATCGTAATCTAGTGGCACAGAGTGAAGAAATAGTAGGAGATGGAGGATTCGTCTGGGCAAGTGGAGCATTTGGTCCATCTTCAATAAGTAAAAATGAGAATTATTATATTGCATTTTGGGGAAATGAGGTTGATAAAAAAGTATATTTTTATAATATGTCTAACTCCTTGATTCATTATTGGTTTTATGATGCTGATTACTCCGCAACTACTCCAGGAGGAAATTTTTCTAGTCAAAATCCATTAAGTGGAGGTAGTGATGGAACTACTGGATGGCGACCAGAATTATATGTAACACTTACTTCAGGATCTTCTACTCAATTAACATCATTTAATCTTCCTGTAGGTAATTCGTTAGGATGGAGTTGGAAACAAGGTCAGTATAATAGTGATAATACAATGCTTTATTCTGTTGATAAAAAAAGTTTTATTTGGGGAGTGTTGGATTCATCTAATTCCTATTATTGTAGAAGTGGAAATGCTACTTACTGGAATCTTTATCCAATACAATAATGGTAGAGTATAAATAAGGTGCTATTAAATGTCTGCTTTTGATACACATCCTAATGCATCTCACTTTAGTTTTCCCTACTACTTTGACAGTGACGAAGGAATTACATTTGGTGAGTTAAATACCAATTGGGTTTCTGTAGATGGCGATTTGCTTATCTACTACGACTCACTCACAGGAACAGACTATATAGATTGTTGGTGTTCAAGATGGTCAGTAGATGACTTCTCCGTAACAATAGAAACGTGGGTATCAGACTCAGAACTTAACACCATCTTAAACAATATAGTTCCGGGAGCAGCAGGAGAATTATATCAGATATTAGGACGGCCTCATATGTATGACCAAACATGGGAAGGTAACAACACATTACGTATAGTACCAAATAGATATACATCTTACGATACATTTAGTGATGAGTGGCAAGGAACAAATACGAGCACCCTTTATAAGATGAGAAATGATACTATCATCTATGTAAAAAATATTACTACCCACCCAGTAAGTTACACTGATTGGATACATATTAAACTTGAGGGATATGTTTCTGGGAGTTCTGAATTATAATGGTATATGAATATTATGCAGAAGTATTATCAATTTATGATGGTGATACTTGTAATATTCTATTTGATCTTGGATGTAGTGTACATATCAAATTAAAATGTAGATTGTATGGTATAGATACCCCTGAAATTAGAACAAAAGATTTAGATGAGAAAAGAAGAGGATATCTAGCCCGTGACTATCTACGTGAAAGAGTCCTAAATAAGACAGTAAGGGTCAAAACATACAAACAAGAAAAGTATGGAAGATACCTTGTTGAGATATTTTTAGATGATATTAATATCAACCAAGAACTTATCGAAAAAGGGCATGCAATAGCATATTTTGGTGGAAAAAGGTAGTATTAAAAATAGTTTTTGCCTTAGAGGGTCGTTTCCGGCCTTCCTCGACGAAAATTTGATTTAGTATATAAAGAAAACCCCTAAAATGAAAGGGGATACATATATGTATTGGTAATACCTCCGCGTCGATTCTAGACCCGTTTCCGTGGATCCTCAGCGATAATTTCGGGGTATCCTAACCCCCATTAATCACTCGTAAAAGCACTTTTATTTTCTTCCCAGTCCCTTTTTTCTCTAACCTCTAGATTTTTCTTCCAAACCGCATCCAACATAGTAGGATTTATACCTAACTCTTTTTCTAGATGTATTAATGCATTCAAATCCTTGGGAAAGCACTGGCCCCCAAATCCATGTAACATATCATGACCAGGAACTTCCCAGTGACTATTACCGATTCTACCATCTTTTAAAACATATTTCAATAGTCTAGGATAACTAACTCCTAATGCATCTGATATTTGTTTCATCTCGTTAAAGAATGATACTTTAGTGGCAAAGAAACAATTAGATACATACTTCACTAATTCAGCAGTAGTAGCATCTGTAAAGTGTAGATTGTAAGATGGAAATCTAGGATGATATAACTCATATAAAACATTCATCTCCCACTGATTTCTCTCATAATTTTTTTGATCGAGTCCAAAGATTATTCTAGATGGATTGATAAAATCTAACCTAGCACTTCTTACTGTAAGAAATTCTGGACTAAAGACTATATGGCTATTAGGATATTTTTCTTGGTATCCTTTTGTTGTTCCTGGTAGACATGTAGACTTTATAATAACTATCTTATCAGTATCTTTTACATATTCATTTAACTTATCTATTGTATAGTCTAAGATAGACGAGTCAAATTGTCCTGTAGACTTCATTGGTGTTGGTACACATACAAAGATATAGTCACTATCTATAGATACTTCTTCAAAGGTATTCTCAGAGATAGTATCATCTATATCATATATTCTAAAATCACATTGTTTGGCAAATCCAGAATGAATTGCTCTACCTACCATTCCATATCCTATAATTCCTATACTAACCATTATATTCCTCAATCTTTTATTTCTTTTAGTTTTCTACCATTATTAACATACTTTATATATTTTTCTAATTTTGTTTTCTGTTCTTTTGTTGGGAACAATATACCTCTTTCATGTCCTAACCATTCTAAAGCCTCATCTATAGTACACCCTTTATGATATATCATATAAATAGAAGATATAATAATTGCTCTTCCTAATCCGATAGCACAATGAATTAGTATTTTATCAAATGAAGTTCCATTACGTAGAATATCTTCAACTGCATCAAACTGGTCAAATCGTGGAGCTTCAAAATCATTTACTGGAATCCAATAATAACCAATTCCTCTTCTACTAAGTTCATAAATATCATCATGACATTCAGCTCTGCAGTTTATAACTTTATTAATACCCAGTCTTTCTAATTCATTATAATCACTAATACTACCAGATATATATAGTTTATCATCTATTTTTGTAATGGTTTTTGCTATTTTTTCTAATTCACTTTCTTTTCTCATTCAACTAACTCCATAATAGTTACTCCTTTCTTGGGGCAACTAGTTATGTCTTCTAACACTGTTTTGTACCAACCAAATCTATTAATTCTCTCAATAACTTTATTAACTTTTTTTAATCCAGTATCATGCACTGCTAAATGTTTAATACCTAATTGTTTTGATAGTTCAAGTTGTCTTGTAACTTTAATAGGATTCTTCCCGGCATCCCAGAACACAAAGCAATTAGGATTGTTATTTACTATCTGTTCTAACACTCCATTTTCATATCCCTCCTTAAGAAACACCGCATCATTTGGTAGATATTTACCATGGTCAGCTTTAGTAGCATCGTCCTTTTCAAAGTATTCAGGAGAGTTTATATTATCGATAGAGTATATCTTTTTAATACTTGGACAAGACTTACCAAGTATATAACCAGATGTCCCCATAAATGTACCAATATCAATAATGGTTGTTGGTTTTAGTATATTTATATAATTAATCATAAGTAAATATTCTTCAACATCTACGGAGCGGTTTTGTTTATCTAATAAAAATTCTTCTAATGTTTCTTTAGTCCACATAATTATTCAACTCCTATAACTCATTCTATGTATTTTGACATATTTTCAATATATTATATATTTGTATATATTAACTTACCTAAAACCTTTTTTCTTCTCTCTTCTTTAAGATCATACATTGGAGATTCCATAAATTTCTTCCAATTTGGATTTAATTCTCCATACATTTTTTTATGATAAGTTTCATACTCTTTCAATTCTGATTCTTTAGGTTTGTATTTATTAGCAACAATATGTCTAGGGAAATTGTATTCACTAATAGGATTAACTATATTTCTAAGATATATATCATCTCTAAACTTTGTTTTCCCTTTATTAGAAGTTGAACAGTCCAATTCATAAACCCAATTATCACTCACATATCTTTTATGTCGACTTGAATAATATAAGCGATAACCAAGTTCCATATCATTACCATCTATATTGCCATCAAATACTTCATCGTGACCATTAATCTTAAGTATATCTCTAAGAGAAACGGATGATGAATGTCCCCAAGTCATATGTTTACTTATCTCTTTATTTGTACTAATAGGTTTTTCAACACCATACCATCCATTATTAATAACTTTTATTTTATTGCCAATATATTCAATATTACGAGGTTCATCATATTTATCTTTATCATACTTAATTCTCCTTACTACTTTAGATGTAATATAACTTTTCTTTTGTTTCCATGTATTCCACATTTCTTGTAGATAGAATTCATTAAAGAACTCAAAATCATCTAATCTTATTAATAGTTCTCCATCTGCATATATAAATCCTGTATTAATAGATCCACTATGAGTGGGTCTTTTATATTTATGCCATACAGAATCCTTTTCTTTAATTAATTTAACTTTAATGTCAGGATATTTTTTAACTATATCTAATGCATCTTCTGGATATTTATGTACAATAATTAGTTCAAACTCTTTGAATATTTGTTTTCTTAATGCCAATAATGTAATTTCTAAAAAGTGTTCTACAGGTAATACTATCTCATTACATAAATTAATAAATTCATCGTTAAATATAGTGTCATTTGTGTTTTTTATTCCTTCTTTAATTTGATTTAATTTTAATTCGATATCTGATTGTTTTGTTGCAGTAGGTAAAATAATACTAATCTTAGGATTCATAATCATTTCTCCAATTTAATGAATTTATTCATATTCATTCCTCTTAAATGTTAGATTTTCCTCCAACGACAACTCTATAACTATCATAGTCTTTATGAGTAGTTGATACCTCTAATATAATAGAATCTTCTAATCCTATAAATCTATGTAATGTATATGGATTAAGTCTAAGTGAATCTCCTTCTTTCATTATCCTTGTTTCGCCAAATAATTCCATTTTAACTTTACCTTTTAATATATAAAATGTCTCGTCCTTTTCTTTATGATAATGAATACTACACATATAACCTTTATTTAAATGTAAATGTTTACAACAATACATATCATTATTTACATACCACTCTTCATATCCCCAACTTTTATCTACTTTTTTCATATTCCTGTAGGAACTCCCCAATATTGGCAGTCTTTACATATTGGGAACTTACTTCTATCTCCTTTTAGATGACCGAGTATCATTGTTTTTCTTTTCTCTCCATTCCATATATCTGTTAATGTCATTTCATTTATATTTCCAATACATTGTTTTTTCTCAGGATCAAATCTAACACAAGGAAAAACATTTCCATCCTTATCTATAACTAAATGACTTAATAAATCTAAGCAGATTCCTATTTCTGGAACCGTAGGATTTCTTTTTTTATATTTATAATTCCCTAAAGGATGATGTAATATTCTAGTTGCTACTACTCCAGGCAATTCATACCATCTTTCTGAATCACTTACATCTCCTAATAATCTATAAATAAGATGTGGTTTTCTATCTCCTTTAATTTTTAAGAATTCTTTTACAATATTATATTGTTCGTCTCCCTCTGGATCTCTTTCGAATACAGAAATTGTTAATGTTTCTAGATTACCAATAATCTCATTAGATTTTTCTAATAATAATTTTCCATTGGTATCAAAATTTCTTATATTATTACTAAATAGTTTAAGAGCATCCCCTAATTTAGGATATAAAGTTGGTTCTCCATTATCATGGAATTGAATTACAATATCTTCTGGTATTTGTTTTGAGAGTTTTTTTAATAAATTAAAATCCATATCTCCATAATTCATTGCTATTTCTGGATATTCTTTATCAATTTTACGTCTACCACACATCCAACAATTTTTATTACATCTAGATGTTAATTCTATATTTACTGTACTAAGTCCGTTTAGATTCATACTTTTCTCCTGGATTATCTAATCGTATAGTATCAGAATCAGAATGATGGGTTGACACTTCAAATATAATAGAATCTTCAATTGCCCATAATTTATGAGGGACTTCTACATCCAATATATCTATTACATCTCCAGGTAAAATAAAAAATTCTTTATCTGCCAATAAACATTTAAGTTTTCCAGATACACAATACCAAGACTCTGTTTTTACTTTATGATAATGATTAGGTATCTCTTGACCTTTATAAAATACTAGTCCTTTTAAACAATAATTATTATTATTTGTAGGGATATACTCAAATCCCCAATATTTTTTTACAATTTCTCCTTTGCTATTATTAAATAAAGTAACAAGTTCATCGAATATTTTATTCATTTTTCCAATACCTCAATTTATTTGCTATTTTGTCTTCTCCTTTCACATTTGTTTTAATTCCATCACCAATAGATTCTAATGCCGTATCTACATATCCTCTTAACATCAACATCCCTTTTGGCTCTATAGATGCAGATTGGTCGGACCCGTACATTGTTCTATCTAGTGTTATGTGTTTTTCTATATATTTAACTCCATACATAACAGATAATGCTGCAGGAAGTATACTTTTATGATGACAAGAGTATCCTACTTCACAATTATACTTCTCTCTTAATGTATTTATCATTGATAGGTTTAGTAATTCGTTTGGAGTTGGGTAAATGGATACACAATACATAAGAACATAAGGACAATTTTCTTCTTCAAATATTTTAATTGCATTATCAATATCATTGTAGGTAGTCATTCCTGTAGATATAAATGTAAGTTTTCTTTTCTTAGCTACAGAAAGTATAAAGGGGAGGTTAGTTATCATAGCGGATGCAATCTTATTATATTCTAAATCATATTTATCTAAGAATTCTTGACTTGGTATATCCCAAGCAGATGCAAACCATTTAATTCCATAAGCAATTGCAATCTTTTTAAAATCTGGTACTGAAAATCCACTAGATTCTGTAGTTTGGGCAAATGCTGAGTTATAAGATTTTTCTTGTACTTCACTAATCTTACCTAGTACATGATTATTGATGACAAGAATTTTCACGGGTATATTCTCTCTTATAATAGTCTCCAGCTCTTGAATATTCATTTGCAAACCACCGTCACCTGTCACACAAAATACTTTGCAATAATTTTGAGATATTGAAGCACCAATTGCATATGGCAATGCACATCCCATAGAACCATACCCTCCGCTTATTAGTATTCTTCCTTTATCTCCTTTCAAAGTTAATGACTGAGCACTCCAACATTGATGCTGTCCTACATCAACTGCAACAATTGGGTTTTCAGGTAGCATAGAAGATATTTTTTTCAAAGCTAGATTCCCAATTACATCATCATATCCATCTAAAAAATCTCTAAGTTTAAAACACTTCTCAGCCCAATCAGAATAATCAGGAATATCCTCCTCCATTAAACGTTGCAAAAAATCATTAGCATCTATTAAGACTTTCTCTTCATCAGATTTAATTGTACGAGCTAGTTCACTTTGGTCAATATCTGCACGAACTAGATATGCATTTGGTGCAAATTTCTCATGATAATGACCAATTTGTCTTAACCCAAGTCGTACACCAACTGCGATTATAAAATCAGATTCGTTGATTATCAAATTTATCTACATTAATTAAACTTTTACCTCTAGCTAAAACTGCTACATTCATAAATATTCTCCGATAGCTTTCTCTAGTTTATCTATGCACACTTTTGGACTAAAGTTATCTAAGATGTGTTGTCTTCCTTTCTTATTAGGCTCTATTGATATAGTATCCAATATTCTTTGTATTCCTTCTTTACTCCAATCTTCATTTAAGATGACAGTATCCACTTCTGGTAATCCAGCTACTGGAGATGATATTACATATAATTCCATAAGCAACGCCTCTTTCACTGTATTAGGGATACCATCTCTATTACCATCATTAACTATTCTATTTGGAAATAGATATACATACGACTTTTCAAATAACTCTTTTAACTCTTTACCATCTACTCTTCCATAGAATGTATTGGTGGAGTTCATTGCTTTAAGTTCATTTTCTAATGGTCCATCTCCAAATACTATAAGATTGCCTAGATGCATTATTCTATCTAGACCTTTACGGGGTATTAATCTACCACCACATATCATTCTATCACCTTTGGATTTCTCTCTAGTAAATAGTTCAGTTCTACAGCACATCGGAAGATGTACAAGTGGTGGTTTTATTCCCCATTCAAAAAAGTGTTTTAGATGATATTGTGATTGATAAGTAACAAACTTACATTTTGGATGATTACTAACTTTCTTTAATCTTTTACCACTATCAGGAAATATATCATTGGTATGAGGACTTACACAAAATGGAACTCCCAACCTCTTATATCTATCTGCAACATGTGCAAAGTGAAAATGAGCAAAGTCCATCCATTCAATATCTTCTTTTGTTGGTTGTGGTCCTTTCAAATAAAATGTTCTCACATTATGTCCTCTTCTTCTTAGTTCATCCTGCTCTAGTTGAAACCAATATTCTATTCCATTAAATCCTTGAGCATTAAAATAACCTATATTCATAGTTTCTCCTGAAATGTTTGGTTACTCAAATCCCACCATTTATCTGGAATATGAACTTGACTATTACTAACTATTGTATTTATCTCTTCATTATATGTCATTAGATGCTGTAACCACTTAGGTTTATGATAATGTAATAATTTTATATTATCTGGAGTTTTTGCTTGGGCTATTAATTTCGTTGATGGAAATTCTCCATCTCTAAAATGTGCAATAGGATTCCAATTATATATTTCTGGGAGTATTCCAATATTCATATTATGTTTTTTCATTAGAGCAGTCATTGCAAATTCATTTGGATGTATTCCCATATGAATCCATCTTTCACATATTTCTGTCATTGGAATCCACTCATTATTTATGACACTAATAAGTTTTTTGTTAATTAATATTGTTCCTGTGTTGTATAGGGGCATCATCATTTCTTTACCTTCTATAGACGGTATACGAGTTTTTGGTAGTTCAACCCCAAGATTTTTATATATTATTCTCCAAATTCTTTCTTCTACATTATCATCTAATATAATTCTTCTATTTTCTGGTTGTATGTATATATCTTTTTCTTCATCTAAATCAAAGTCTAGTTTATTTAATGAAAGGTTATCTACATCTATTTTCAATATCCAGTCCTTATCACTCTTTATCTGAAATGCATTGAGAATCATCTTACATCGTGATTGTAATGTTTGAGGGGGAGATTTAAAATAGAATTTACTAGGAATGTTTTCTTTAATATATTTTCTTATTGGGTCATTTTTATTTCTATTTGTGACTACATGTAAAATTGTGTTATTTGATATATTGTCCTTTAGGGAATCTATTAACATATAAATCTCTGGATTTAAATAAGATGCTTTATCAAATGATATTGTTATGTCATAATTCATAGATGTTTCTTCCTTTCTTCTATCTGTTTTATAATACCTTGTCGTATACTAAATTCTGGCTTGTGTCCAGGTAATACCCTATTAAATAATCTAGTATCTGATTTGGTAGTCATAACATCAAACATATTCATTGGTTCATACTTTATTTTTAGATTCTTATTTAACTCAGATGATATGATATCCAGTATCTCATTAACTGTTATTGTACTACCAAACCCAACATTGAGTTTATCTGGTAGATGTTGTTTTCTCAACAACAGCTCTATGGTAAAACACAGGTCTTCTATGAAGGTAAAGTCTCTACTCTGCTCCCCAGTACCGTATACTGTAATTTCCTCATCCTTTAATGCCGCATCTATAAACTTATGTATTGCTAATGATTCTCTCTGATGTGGTCCATATACAGTGAATATTCTCATATTACATACATCATCTTTAATCATCCCAGTATTCTTATATACTTTAGATATATCTTCCATTGCTAACTTTGATGCAGCATATAGAGATTTTGGATTAGGAATATCCGTTTCTCTTCCTGGTGTTTTCCTATCTCCATATACTGAAGAGGACGATGCCAATAGTATCTTTTTTGGTTTCCACCACTGTACACATGCATCTAATACATTTTTAGTACCTAATATATTATCCTTAACATATTGCTCATATTGGGTTTGACTTTCTCTTACTCCTGCTTTTGCTGCTAGATGTATAACTGCATAGACATCCTGATGATGCAATAATTCATCTGTAATATCTTTTAAGATGAATCTATCGATATATTTAATAAAGTCTTTGTGTGGAGAAACTTTATCATATCCTATAATATTATACTCGTTATGTAATCTTTTACATAGGTGTCTACCTATAAATCCTGATACTCCAGTGATTATAATTGTTTTTTTATCTACCATCTAATATCCTCTCAACTTCATCTACATCTTTCGGATCTGTAACCTCTAACATATCTTTGGCAGGGTATCCATAGAACACACCTCCATCTTTAATATATCTATTAATACTATTTGTTATTATCTTCTCATTAAATCTCTTATCAATCTCAGTTCGTTCTATTGCTTTAAAGATGTCTCTTGTAAAATGATATAATCCTGTATTTACCTTATTAGATATTGGATTCGTTTCTTTCTCATTAATTCTTAATATTTTATTTTTCTTCATCTCAATAGTACCGAACTGGTTTAATTTATCTTCTCTTTCAAAATACAATAAACTATTTGGATGTTTCATCAACAATTTCATATCATCTTTATTTATCCATGTATCCCCAGAAACAACCATGAATCTATCATCTACTATGTCCTTTGCTATATAGATAGCATTAGAAGTACCATTTCGTATTGCTTGTTGTTTATATATCTTTTTTCCTGGATATCCCCTACAGTGTTTATACAACACATCCGATTTATATCCAGAGACAATAATTATTCTAGCATTCTTATCCATGGATAGAATGATATCAATATTATGATGAATAATACTCTTACCATTTAATTTTATCATACATTTTGGTTTGTTGTATGTTAGGGGTCGTAACCTCATTCCTTCTCCTGCTGCTAGAATAACCCAATCCATATTATACTCCTAATCTATTTCTAACTTTTTCATACTCTCTTTATCTAACGGACACATTATATCTAATATACCATTTCTAAATGTTACTTTCATCTTATCATCTTCTATTGGATACGGTAATCTAAGATTCATTGGAGAATATGTATCATCATTCAATACAATCTTAATAGTTCCGTGGGTATCCATAGATGATTTGCTCTTTATATATTCTACTCCAACATCATCCTTATCAAACTGTCTTAATTCAAATGTATAATAAAGATTGTCATCATCCATCAATCTTTCATAGTTATCAGGACTAATGTGCTTTTGTCGTGTATAAGAATGTCTGGGTGTTCTCCCAAACACCCTATCCATCATATCAAAGATATCATCTATATCATCGGTCATTGAGAATATCCTCTTTAAACCGTTCTATAATAGACATATATTTCCCATAGAGTTTCTTTGTATCATCTGAATTCACTATTTCATTCCATAGTTTCTCTAGGTCATTGTGTATTAATCTAGCTTTCTCCTCATCTATCTCTAATACCTTTTTCTCTTTTTTCTTTGGGGAGTCTCTAAGGATTGCTGATAGTGTCTGTCCTCCATTAGCCATATTTATTCCTCTGTTCCTTCCGATACTTTATTATAGATAATCCATCCTCTATTATACCAGTCCGTTGCGTATTCATGGAATTTACTTTGTTCAGCATTATTTAACAATATCTCTGGTCTCTTTAATTGTATAATAGCATCGATTTGGTTTTTAAGGTCTTCATCATCTGAGAATTTAGCTTTCAATATTAACAGTGCTTTCTCCATTGAGTTCATTTATTGATTCCTCCAATCTTTTTTCTTCAATACGTAGAAGAATAGCTATTCTAAATCTATCTATAGCAAATGAATAGTCTAAGATGTTGTGAGTCTTTTCTATCTTATTCAATTCATCTATAATATCAGACTTAGTAGCTCCTTCTATATATTTCCACATTATTATTCACATCCATCATCCATAAGTTTTAGCTCTTCTCGCATCATAGTAAGAAGTGTTATTGCTCTATCTGAAAGAAAGTCCATTGTTTCTGTTGGATCATGGGAAGATAGCATCACTTGATTCATTCCATTAACAAGATGTACTTGTCTTGGACATCCAGATACTTCTTCATATTCATCTTCCTCTTCTTCTTCTTCATTTTCTTCGTCTATTTCTTCTTCGGTTATCTCTTCTTCTACTATCTTTTGTTTGGTCAAAAGTCTTTACCTCGTTTATAGACATGCTGATTAGCTGATGCTAATACAACTCCATATTCAACATGATTTGATTTATCTCTGGGTAGATATCTTCCTGTCTTTATAAAATCTACCTTAGATTTTATTTTATCTGGTATTTCATCTAATTCGAATCTAGTAAATAACCATACTTTCTTTTTACAACTCTCAAAATCATCTATAAGAGATATAAGTTCGTCTAAATCTTGATCCATTGGATCTCCACCCAATAAACTTATATTATCTATAAGGGTATTAAATCCATTTATCTTTCTCAAAAGACGGTTCCTTAATTCTGGAGTATATTCCTTCCCAACATTAAAACTCCATAGCTCTGGATTATGGCAATCTTCACAGTGTGGATTTGCTTTACACCCAGAAAAATATAATTCAAATGACTGGGTATTAATAGAATATTGTGTTGAAGCTATTCTTATCATTATTCCACTTCACTATACCATTTTCTATTTGGATAATCTACTTCTCTGCGAGTTTTGTTCCAATTCTTAGTATTTGTTAAGAAACCGACCACTCTTGTATAATTATCTACTATATCTCCATTACATACAGAGCATTTATCTTTAGTACCAACTGTAAGATGTCCATTAACACATCTTTGTAGATTGTAATTTAATGCAAAATAAATAACTCCCATCTTTGCACTAGATTTTATAAGTTCTACTATATAGTCTTCATTATCTACTTTACTCTCTACATTAATATGACAGATAGATCCTCCAGAGAAATGTTTATCAAATTTACCCTGTAGGTATATTCTATCTAACATGTCTGAATTAGTTGTCAAAGGTATAAATTGATTTGAGTATATATCATATGTATCTTGGTATTTTAATAATTTATCCTTATCTGCTAATTTCACAGACAAACTTTCTCCAGGAACTTGCTCACAATTATGAGGAGAGTTGTATTGTTTTTGATACTTATCATTCTCATCATTAATAGTATTCATTATATTTACTGCTACAGACTGTCCTTTCTCATCCAGTAAATCATATCCTAATATATTAACTGCTTCATTAAGACCATTCAATCCAACGGTAGAGTACTGAGTACCAAGACTAATGAATCCTAAAGAGTATAATGGATGATTTCCATTATCTATTCTCTTCTGAACTAATTTTCTTTTAACATTGTTAACTTGAGAACATACCTTAACCATATCTCTTAATTTAGAAAAGAATTTCTCTTCATCATATTTATATTTAATTGCTAGTCGTGGTAGATTAATAGTAACAACTCCAAGGGACCCTATCTTAGATGAACCCGAACCAAATGAGTTGAAATACTCATTATTTGTATCAGATCTCAACCTACAGTTATGAGTAATTATTCCGTTAGGTAATGTAAAGTATGGTTCCTCTTCATTTTTCATTTCAAAACAATACACCTCATCTTGAATTTCATCTAGTTTCTTTATTGACTTAATTTTATAGTATATCGAGTTGTTTTTAACTTTATATACTCCTGACATACTTCGTTTATTCTTAGAATCATACCACCTTACACATATACTTGGATAGTTTCTGTTATATACTTCTCCTCTTATAACAATTTTTTCATTGGTTCTATCCTCTATATTAATTATGGATTGTTTTCCTATTGATGTTATTAATAGTTCTCCACATTCTGATAGTTTCTTTGAAGTTGTATATATCCTATTGGAGTTTCCCCCATCCGATTTATACCATCCATCTAATATTCCCTCTCTAAATTTTAGTGATTGAATTATACATTGCATGTTAAGCTCTTTAGTATGAGCATAGTTTCCGTATACCCATTCATTTATTATATCAAACAAAACTTTAGAGCATACTTGTATAGAAAGAACATTATAATCGACTTCATTAGCACGAATCTGTGTTGTTATTCCCCAATCATCTAGTGCTTTTCTCACTATAGGAATAATATCATAGTCATTTAATCCCATTGAGAGCGTATTTGTATAAGACTCATATTTTACATTCTTATATTTTGAACCATCTCCTAAATAGAGTCCTATAAGATATCCTTGTTCATAAGTTAATTTCATGTCCTTTTCTGGAAATGTATTTAGTGGTAGGCTATTAAATAACAAATAATCATTCTCTGTAAGTTCTGTAGTAGGCTTATCTCCTTCTATTGTTGGATGAATATGATCATCTGTCACTAATATTTCTTTATTATTGGAAGTCTGTATATTATATAACTTTCTACCATACGGTAATTTTAATGAGTTGCCTTTACACCAACTTCCGTTATGAAATATAGTTGTATTCTTCTTATCTTTTTCCCAATTTAGGGCATGATAATCTTTAAAGGACATCCATTTAACCCCATTTGATGATTTTGCAAGTATTGGAGTATCTGGATGAAAACAACAAGATGATAAAGTACTAGACGTTCCACAATATATATTAATAAACCCATACTCTTTATTATATTTTGCTATAAATCTAGCAAACTCCTCGTCTTGTATATTATTTTCCTTATCTATCGAGAAACAAGCAGTTACGATAGGAAAAGTTATTGGTGTTCTTTTTAACTCTTCATTGAGAACTACTAACAATAGTTCTTGTAATTTTTTAATGATATCTTTATCTGGGGTACTACCATCCGGGAAAAGATAGTCAGGTATAAGATGATCTAAGAATGCATTATCATATATAGATACATTAGTAAAACAACTATTTCCAGTAATAAACACCTTTCCATTTCTCTTAGCTATAACAGTTCCATTAACTGTTGTTGGACACCATATCTTACCATTATAATTTACTTTTTCTATCTTCTGAATATACGTATCCCTATGTTTTAATATTCTTATCTGATATTGTGGTTTTTTAGATAGTTTGTTATGTTCAATATTTTTTGGTTTTGATGAAAACCCATATCCTGCCTTTACACACAATATTTCAAGATTATCTAAAACTTCAGGAACTGTGGTAACAATGGTATTTGATGATATATTTCCATCTGCTTGTAAATATGTATCTAAAAATATTCTTGCTTGTCTTTGTGATAGTTTTCCTATCCAATCAGGAATAAATTTAATCCCTTTATTGTCAAATAATTCCTTAATTATTTTTAGTGAATCAGACTTTATTAATCTAAATATATTAGTATCATTTCCTAGTCCAGTCTTCACAACTAACTCTGAATAAGTATAATTTAAAGTGTTTAATAATTCTTTAATTTCATAGTAGTAATTAGGATTCTCTATTTTTGATTGACTTATTGTAAGTCTATAATCTTTACTTACAGATCCTTCTGATACAATCCATGAAACTAATCTTAATTCATTATCAGTTATATCATAATCTGGTTCATCGTTGTCACATCCTATAGGAATTATTTGTGGAGATTTTAGTTTATATACATCTTCTATTGGTTCTAGTACATAGTTATCTTTAGTATTAAACACTTTTCTAACAACCTTATGCTCAGGAGAGATCAGTTGATCTTGTATTCTATTTTTAAGATTATACATTTCTCCTTCATAATCTTTAATGAACATATTTAATACTTTCTTAGACTCTAATCTATTGTTATTTAGATTCATTGTATATATATTATCTCCGAGCATTATTTCGTTGTATGACTTCCACCCATTTTCAGTTAATATTTTTGTATCATCACTTAAGCATTGATTACCTCTTGTTGGTTGATTAAGAGTATATATCAGAGATACGAGGTTCTCCTTTATATATGTCCATGCATCTTCATCAGTCTTAAATTTAAAATGAGCATCCTCTTTTGTATCTAATATTTTCTTTACATAATATGACATAATTATTAACAAATCAGCTAATCCTGTTGCTCCTAGAGTGCTATTAGCTGCTATAATAGTGAATTGTTCTATCTGAGATTTGAAAGAGTACAAATGATTTGGTGCAGTGGATGTTATCTTGTTTATCATAGGAAGACCTTCCATCATAATATCATATGTAGAATAATTGAAACAATAAGAAATTCCGGAACCTAATCCATGAAAATCATTTATATATATGTCTCCACTTAATTGCATATCTACAATATCATTAGCAATTCCCTTTCCATATAATCTTCTTAATTCTTTCCATAACATATAGTAACTATTTATCCTAAAGAATGGCTTTGGTAATTCCTTTACATATGCAATGACACTTATATCGTCAACATTTGCATTATCATCTACACTTATATCTGCAGTTGTTTTTGATGAAAAGAACTCTTTACTAAATTTACTTAAATCTAGTTGATCACCGATCCCATCTAAGTCAAATAATTTTTTGGGATATTTTCCTTTAAGATACATAAATAAATCGTCAAATTCTTGGTCATATGAAACAGGTAAATACATTTTATTTCCTCATACTTAATACATCTTTTAAACTTACAATTTCTCCCTTATACATAATTAGAGGATATAAATCATTATTATTTAATGTTATTAAATCTATTATATGGTCAGGGTATTCTAAATCTTCAATCTTTATGTATTCATAGGGTATATTTCTTTTTTCTATAAGTTTCTTCACTTGTAAACATCTAGCACATCCTTGTTCACCATATATCTCCACATTATCTTCTTTGTGCATGTCCATATTTCCTTTTATTTTCTCGAATTAATTTATTTAAATCATATTCCTTTGCAGGTATAGGACCTATAATATTCCTAGCATCAGTAAAACAAGTAGGACATCTTAATGGAGCAATAGGTGACAATTCAAAAAACTTTTCACATACAACGCAATAATATCTTGCTCTTAAATATGTTGTATCGGATGTTGCTTCGTCATCCCAAAAACCCATCTTATTCTTTCCTTATCTTAAAGGATTTATTGTTCTCTGGATTTTCTGTTGACATTATGAATCCGGATGCATACACCTTCGCATTAGGATTATCCTTCATATACTGTTCAATCTCTGCTTTAAAGTCTTCTATATTAGTTGTCTTAAAGTGTATAATATCAGAGTTCTTTGTATACAGATCCCTAAACTCGCTATTCAATATATCAAAACTTTCCTTTAGCCATTCAAACGGGTCACTACTTCCAAATATTGCCATTTCATTTTTACTTATCATTTTCTTATCCTCCTTAACAAATAATGTACATTCACAATCAGTTCCTTTATCTAAATCTTTTAGAGTTGGTATGTTTTCAGTGATTGGATGATATCCAAATCTGCTATAATAAGATGATACCTTGTTATATGTTTCATCATCCACTTCATATATATCACCAATTGTCATTGCTGTTGGATTATCTGTTTTAATTATCCAATATACTCCCTCTCGTTTATATCCATATAAACATCCTGTTCCTATATAGTCATTGTCTTTTAGACCTCCTTCTTCAGGACATCCACCTCTCATCAATAAATCATATATAAATATTCTATGTTTCATCTTTCCAATCCACCAAATATAAGATTGCATTTACATACTCTCCATTAGCATCCTCAACTATTAGACTTACTCTTTCATATCCAAACTGTGCTTCAAACTGATATATGTGTTCTTCAATATCATCCGGAACTTCCCATAGTTCTCCATGTACCTTACTATTGGGAATTTCTGTCTTACTAATATGTACAAGACTTTCTCTTTTAAAAGATGATATTGTTGCTTCTCCTCTATACATATCGTCTGTCATACCAAAGTCTAATGCACTATGATGTTTCTGTAAGATGCCATATACAAATATTGTTTTCATAATATCTAATCCAAATAACCAAGTGCTCTTAATCTTACCTTAATAGCCTCTTCTTCATCTTCTGTTAATTCATAACCATCTTCAACCATGTTATACTTCGCTACCTCTTCTCTTAAAACATATAACATATAGTCTTCAACAGTTTTGTATTCTGTGTTAATCATCATATCTTTATATCTATTGTATAACCCAACTGGTATTTTTATATTGGTATATCCATTCATAAATCCACCCCAAATAATTTCAACCATCTATTATTCTTTAACTCGGTCATAGATGCTTTCATAGATTCGTAGTCTCTATCCAATTTCTCTATCTTAGCTTTTAATACGATAAATGAACTCTCCATTTGTTTCATAGCTTTGTCCATACTATTAGTTGCCTTTTCTGCATTTTCTAGAATCTTATCTATTTTCTCCATCCTCTCATCGTACTCTTCTTTCAACTCTTTTAATTTCTCTAGAACGGTTGTCATCTCTATCCTCTTTATTCAACATAGATCATTTTGTCAGTGTCCATGTCTTGAACAGCATGCTTATATCCATGCATCATTGCCTGAATATAGTGCCATCCAATCTTATCTATAACATTAAGGTCTTCTCCATGCATAATAAGAATTCCCTTTACATAACTCCAATGTTGTTCACACATCTCTTTTACTTCTTTAGTATCCTTCATTTACGATTTCTCCATAGACTTGGTTTTATTACCACTTCTCCTTGTGTTATATCTCTATTTAAGAAAGTGGATATTCGTTTTAACTCCCTATACGGAAACTTTAAAAGATTATTATAATTGACAACTATAAAATCTATATTGGAACTTCTTAACATATAATTCAATGTCCCTTTATTAATCTTATCTAATAATTCAATTGTGTTTTTCTTATTAGATTTCTTAATATCCATCATCTTATTTTGTGATTGATATACCTCATCTAAATTCCGTATCATATATATAATTTTATAATTTATATTTGAGTTTAATTTCTTAATTCCATATGATGTTATTTTAATTACTTTCTCATCATAACACCTAACATCTATATCATCAAGTCTATCTATTATTCTACCATTATATAACTCATAATATCCCTCTGGGTTATTAATATCTGGTTTTCTTTCATTATCACATGCTATAGGAAATCCAGCACAGTCTAATATTTGCATCATTAAAGATGTTCCTGACCTTTCCAACCCAGACACAATATAATTCATTATGATTCTCTCAGTATCTTAAAGGATGTCTTTAGCACATCATATACATCTGCATTTGCTGGTAATGAACGATATTCCCAACCATGTTGCTTCTGTTCTATTTCCCCTTTAATTCTACCAGAATCCTCTATTAACACAGAATATATCTCATCCATTTGACTAGCAATATCTTCTATAGGTAAATCTATAACCTCCCCAGTATTGATATCTCTAGATGAGAAGTGTACATGCATACCTGCAGTAAGTTTCTTTGTATCTGGATGTCCTGTATCTAATACTCCAAGATGATGTGATGACTTGTTGTTTTTATAGATGTTCTTAGTATAATCACAATCATTAAATCTATGTAGATTGTATTTATTCCATAAATCATCTACCCAATCCTTTGTAACTGTTCTATTTGGAGTATCATCTAATACCATACCAAACTTATTGGCACGTAACTTATATTGTAACTCTTCTTGTTGAATTGTTGTATATACTGGATATAATCTATCACTTGGTAAACTTCTAATTTCTACAAGGAATTGGAATTCATCATGTGGAAATCCAAACTTACTAGGCTCCATTATCTCTTCTCCTCGTAAAAGAAATAACTCCTTTTCTAAACCTATTTCTCTAATCTCTTTATTCATTATTGATTTCTCGTATTACATAATTCTGTTGCTTTTTGTCTTTTACATAAGAAGACAAATCTCCATATCCTATCTATCTTCACAACATCTAATAAACTTATAAGATACCAATTTCTTAATGCAAAGTCTGTTAATACTCCAGTAACATCCCCTATTGTTGGTCTATTACTTCTCCAGAAGTTGATAAAGTGTTGTTCTGTTATTCCGTTCAAACAGTTAACTCCTACTACAGGAAATGTAAATACTAATAGACACTCATCTTTCATCATCTCAAATACTACCGGAAAGAATTTATCAGGATATCCATATGAATCTATATCTATCACTCCATATTTCTTACGTTCTCCTCTTAGTTTGTAGATGTAGTCAAAACTATCCCCAGTTGTCTCTTTTGTTAGCGAAGTAACACTCCCTTTAGTATCTAATGCAGATTCATAGTATTTTGTAAGATTTCCTTGACCACCGAATACTTCTAGAATATCTTTTCCTAATATATATTTATGGTAGTTATCTAATTGTTTCATCTTTTCTTCTGGATGATGATATTTATCTATATTATCTTTTTGTTTTTCTCTTTTCTCTTTATGAGATTTTGGAGTATGACCTACACTCATTATATCCCTCTTATTTTTGGGTATGGATATATTTTGTGTGTATTAAGAAAATCTTTACGTAGTTTCTTAGTTTCTCCTTTATTACTTCCTAATACATATATATACTTATGTTTAAGAGGTTGTTCAATCTTTTCACTTCTCTTTTTATATTCATTAGATAACTCTCTTAACTTTAATTCTATATCATCAGGAATATTTTTAAAGATGATACTACTTCTATCTTGCCAATTCATATTCCACTCTATTCCATTATCTATTGCTAAGCGTTTATATACACTTCTATTTCTAAAATATCTATCTGATACTTCATTTCCTTCCGGAGTTATATACTTATATTTAGATCCAAATTTATTTCCGAGATAATAGAAATTACATGCTTGATATATTGTTCCTAACTCATTTGCTTCTGGATCACAGTATGCAGAAAACTGCCTAAATTGAGTGTGAGATACCATCCACTTTATTGAAAACATAATTAATTTACTAGATAAGTTGTGAGGTGCCCAAGATGCTGATGCTCCTCTACTAATTAGTCTTTCTATATTAAATGTAGGTGAATATGGAACGTCCATAATAACTACTCCACATATGATTTCTTTATATCTAGCAGTAAATATATGAGATGGATATAAACTAATTTTACCTAACCATTCATATCTTTCTATAAAGTCCTTAATTTCTTTATATGTAAATTCCTTTGATTCGTATGAAAATTTAATATCGTTAATTGATATGTTATTTATATCAAAGGGAAGTTGTTGTAAATCTTCCTTTAATCTATCTAATTTTACTTTATATTGCCAACATATAAATGAAGAGTTAGATTTCATTGATATATTCTTTTATTTTAACTATATTTTCATACATAGATTCCCAATTTGATTTAATATATAAATCCCAATTAGGATAGTTATCTTCTCCTGTATAAACATCATCCAACAAATTATCTAGTATATATAAGATACCATTTTTGTCCATATCTATTTCCACTTCTCACATTCAATTTTATAGGACTTAGATAAAGTATCATCTAATTTTAATATCTCTTTCTTAATTTCTTTTAATTTATGATACTCTCTTCCTTTTAGATTATCAAATTCCATATCTTCCAATACATAATCTATTTCAAATAATGCTCTTAATAGATATCTTTTATATTCATCTAACATAATATCCTCTAGATGGTATAGACTTTACCGTCTTTCCATCCTTGTATCCTTAATATATCTCCATCATAAAATCTAAGACGTACACCAACCTCATCAAACATCTCAACAGTTCTTTTACAACTTTCTTCCCACTTATTATTGGTTTCACTCCATTGTTTATGTACAATAACTTCTTTAATACCAGATTGTATTATTGCTTTTGCACAGTCAGCACATGGAATTCCATTTGTATACATTCTACATCCAGTTAAATCAGTCTTAGCATTATAGATTGCGTTCTGCTCTGAGTGAACCATCCAGAAATACTTCTCAGGATGTTTCTGTCGTTCTTCATTATCATCTTCTAATCCTCGTGGAAATCCATTATACCCAAGACTTCTTACAATATTATTCTCATCTACTATTACAGCACCAACATGTGTAAATGCATCCTTACTCTTAGCTGCAACAAGGAATGTCATTGTCATAAATAGCTCATCCCAATCTACAACCCTAGGTTTTGGTAATAGACTATTCATCGGATTCTCGAAGGTTCTCTTCATACTTAATCATCTCCGCTTTAGCCCCACTCCAATCAGGAACCTTATACATAGCTATATCATCACTATAGATTGCTTTCAATCTTTTACCACCAATATCTGTATAGATATCATACATCTCTGCAGTTTGATTCCATTTATAGATGATAGGAACATCAAAACCATCCTTAGATTTCATTGTTCCAGGAACTTCTCTCATATCTTTTGGGGGTGATAACTTTTTCTGGTAGTAGACTTTCTTTCTGAACGGAGCATCCCTATGATATCCATGTATTGTGACTTCGTGATGTTTTAAGATGTTCATATCTTTACACTTGTATTCACAATACTGGCACTGATATTTACTTCTTTTCTTCTTTCTTATTACCATTTTTCATCTCTAACTTCTTACGTTTAAACTCTTGGTACTCTTCATCATTATCTTCATATTCATCTCTTAGTTTTACTATCCAATCTTTTATGTCAGATTGCGTCATATTCTCTGGAAACTCTACGTTTGGCCTGTTTACCCATATCGGAACTCTCTCCAATCCAGGTATCTTATGCATATCTTTATAATGTCCAGGTGGCATTAACTGTCCATTCATTGTTTCATTAAGACATTCATTATGATCTGAGAAACATACTATTAGTTCTTTACCACCACTTATCTCATTTAATCCTTTAAGAGTCTCTGATCCATTATAGACTCCCATCATATATAAATCTCTTAGTGCTTGTGGATCCTGTTTCTGTAATCTTCTCATTACTAATCCACCGTTCTTTATCTCTGGAGACTCCACTGCTCCAAGACTATCATAACATGAGAAATTCCCATGTGTGATAAAGGTCCAGAAGAATATCATATCTACCCAGTAATCAGATGACATACTCCATTTATTACCAAAGTATCTCCAGATATCTATATCCCAATTTGATTGAGCGTTAAATTTGATTGGTGGCATAAATTTCAACTTACCTCTTCGTGATGGCACTAACTTGGTATGTGGCATTGTCTGAGGTCCTATGAGTCTAGATATTGTTATGTAATCATCAAAGTGGTCAAAGATAGTATCTTCAATGTTCTTTGGATTTATTCCACTCCAAAATGCACTATCATCTCTTGGTACTCCTAACTTTTCAGGTGTACTTCCACAGACTACACTAGGTAATATTGGTCCTGTAAACCCATCAATAGATGGTATATCATTCCAAGACTCCTCACCAAGTATTCCTTTGAAAGGTTCTATTGCATCTAATCTTAAACTATCCCAACAAATTATTAACATTCTATATCTCCATTATTCTTGATTTAATTCTCATGTCTTTCTCATTCCGTTTACTTAACATATAAGTATCTACATTCTTCCATATCTTCTTCATTTTTCTCTTTTGGGTAAAAGATGGTTTTAAGATGTGATAAAAATACTCTTCATCTTTAAATAAATCATTATGAACACTCCAATCTCCAAATGCACCAATATTAATAGTATATTTTGGTAATTTTAGTTTATATATCATTTTTCCATTAGTCATATATCGTATTCCAGCATGTTCAAACATATTAAGACTAGATATGGATTTCTTTTCTACAACATCCATTATGTAATTTATATACTCTTTATTTTTCATCTTTCATTATCTATTTTACCATCCGGTTAATATCCATCCAAAAATCATAGCAAAGGTTATTAAACCTATTAACAATAATATTATTATATTAGTTCCATCTATATAAAATAATGGAACATCATCTATTTCATTTTCCATATATAAATCCTTCCTAGGTACTTCCAAAACCACCAACTCTAGGTTTGTGTAAGTCAACTGTACTTATTACATATTTCATTACAATTCCCTGTGCTACTCTCATACCCTTTTCTACTTTCACAGGAACATTACCATAATTATAAAGACATATTCCTATATTTCCATCATTGTCAGAATTCTCATAATATGACTGATCTATTATACCAACACTATTTGCTAGCATAAGATTATATTTAACTCCAATAGATGACCTAGGAACCATCATTAGAAATTCATCTTTATTTAACTTTACCTTAACATCCGTCCAGAATAGATGTTGTTGACTGGGTTCTAATATTTTTTCTTCATTTGTGTAGATGTCATATCCACATGAACCTTCTGTTTGTATTTCTGGTAAATGTATATCATCTTTAGGAAACTTTCTACTATCATCTCTTACTATCTCAAATCTCATCTTATTCATACTCCAATATCTTCATATAGCCACATTCACATTGTATTACTTTTATTCTCTCTCCATTCATTACTTGATTATATGGATAGATGTTTTTTCCACACTGAGGGCAGATCATTCTTCGTCCTCTAGATTAAAGAAGTTCTTTATCCAAGATATAACTATGTTATTACCCATAACACATTCATTATAGTCTTTCCATTCATTCATATGGTTCTCTTCATGACAATAACAGTATCCATTATTCATTTTGTCTATCCATTCCCTTGCAGCATCCTTTAAATCTTCAATATCAACCGCAGTATCGTCGTTATCTTCATCCCCATCTCCAATCATAATACTTGGATGTCTAATATATTTTAGTGTTCTCACTCTTCAACACCAAATCTTTTATTAATAGAACTGATAATCCTGTTTTGAAAATCATCTGTATCTAGATGATATAATATTCCTTCTTTAGCTAAATCGTCCTGAATCTTTAATACATCTTCTATAAGTTTCTTTCTTAAGATGTCTATAGAGTCTCCAGTATATAGATTTACACCAAATGGTTCCAGTTCATTACCATTCTTATCAAGAACTGCTGAACTAAAAAGCCCTGGATGGTAATCATATTTATATTGTTTGTCTTTTAAACTCCAATCATCACTCATTCTATCACTTTAAAATATTCTTCTTTAGATGTATAGTCAAAATTAACCCACGGTGGATTAAGTTCTGTACATCCCTCATCAAACCACACTGCAAATCCATGTTCAGGTAAATCTCCAGTGACTGTTCCTATTGAACCTTTAGGTATATTTTCCATATCTTTAATTATTACTATTCTTTTATTTAACCAATCATCATTCATCTTTTCTATCCCCTAACAGACATCTTAAACATCTATTTCCCGAAACGAGTATACACTCATACCTACCACATTCTGGGCAAATACCATATCTGCATACTATCTTTTCTGCTTTTTTAGATGTCATTTATACCCATTTCAAAATATTGATTTTAAAGCCCTCTGTTGAATGGCAAAATTACTCTTCTCGGAGAGAGCAATTATACCCCTACCCATACCATTCAGAAAATCTCCATCGAGCTCAGAGGGCCGTTTCCGTGGCTCCTGAGCGATAATTCGAGGGGGGTCTCGGGTCTTTATGCCAATTGTACATATTTTGGGATATTTCGGCATAACATTGGGCACATAGATGCCATATTTCTGAATCTTGGTACCAACAAACAGTTGCTGGTTTATCACAACATCTACACATTGTCGTATTCTTTCACCTTATTAATCATATAAAACTTTTCAATACTCTGAAACATCATCTTATAAGATAGCATATAGATTATAGTATGGTATATCCACATCATTATGAGGGATATCATCAATACAAATATTGCATAGATGCTATAATACATCTTATTTCTCTTGAAGTATTTTCCACATCATCACCCCAGCAGGCATAGGTACATAATAATCTCCACCAACTCTATCACAATCTGCTGAGATTGCTAATCCAACTGCTTCTAACATTTCCTTATCATTATAATTATCACCAATAGCAATAACATTCTCTCTTTTTAGATTTGCCATCTTTAAAAGATATGTTATTCCATTGGCTTTAGATTGTGATTTGTGCATAATATCATATGCTTCTCCATTCCAGAGTATGTTAATATCCTTGTACTTAGATACTATTTTCTCTATTTCTGGAACTTCACTTGTACAGTGAATAGTAATAATAAATTCTTTTGGTTCCCATCCCTTTATACGTTTATCTGTTACTTTTGATAGTTCATCCCTCACATCTACCAATTCATTGAATGTATTAACATGTTGTGTTATCTTACCATTCAACCAAGTAGCACTACCATTCTCATAAGTAATAGAAACGTAGGGAAGAATGCTTCGGAACATAGTATGAAGCATAAATAAACTTCTACCTGAGCTAATGTTAATCTTAAATCCTGTATCATATAAATCTTTAATATAATCTATTTCAGAAGATCTTACTTTCTTCGTTTCGAATGTTGTTCTATTACCGTCTTGCTCTATCATTGATCCCCGAGGTACAACAACACCATCAACGTCTAATACTATTAATTTGATATCTTTCAAATCTTCATGTGTTAGTTCTGATATATTCTTCATAGATATTATCATCTCCTAAAGAAAAGTATAGTAGGGGAATACCCCACTCACATTTATTCATTACTCATTTCTTCTTTGACAATTTGTTTTAGAAGATTACCAATTGCTGAGGTTCCAAGACTCTCTAATGGATAAACTCCGTAAAGATAGTCTAGAGTAAAGCGATTGTTCTCTGTAGCATGTTGTTCTCTCTTCAGATATTCATTATGAATTTGCTTTGTAAAATTTACAGATTCTTCTAGGGCATCTTCAGCAATAACTGCAGTTCGATTACTATGAGCAGTTCTTTCATCAAAGACAAGTTTATCGTTACTTGCCCATGCTCTTTCTATAGACTCTTCTTTGGGAGTATCATCTTTTACACGTCCATTTGCCATTTATTCACCTCCTTTTGTATTATTAATATTCTACAGATATACAGTGGGTATTATTAACTACATATTTCTTTTTTTAGAGTAACAGGTACTGGTTGATATACAAGATTCTCTCCATCTTGAACTTGAATAAGCCACTCAATAGAATAATTACCCCAATAATGATTGCCATTAAATTCTTTTGTGAACCTAAATGTATTGTTCTGTTCATATGGCCAAATATCACAATAGTTCCAATCATCTAAAGGATCATCATATTTATACCATAATCTAACTTCCATATAATCCGATTCTGGATCTTCTACACTAAAGTTAAGAATAAACCAGAAATCATCATTCCATCTACATCCTTCAACGTAACTCTCAGATGTATTGAAAGTTATTATTGGGGCTTCATTTGGCTCTAAATCAATCCCATCTTCTCCATCTTCACCATCAGATCCTGATGCTCCAGTTGCTCCTCTAGGACCAGTATTTCCCTGAGGACCCTCTGGACCTAACAAATCAATCCATTCCCCCCAAGTACCATCTGGATTCATAAATCGTATACATGTTTCATTCCATTCATATTCTGGTGAATTTCCTGAAATACCTTTTTCACCTTGAGGTCCAACAGGACCTATAATTCCTTGATTCCCTTCTTCTCCTTGCATATATCCACCAAGATATGCTCCTGCAAGACTTATACTAAGCAAAAGAGAAATAAATATTCCTATTCCAAATATTTGTGTTGTGTTCATCTTTAAAATTCTCCTAATAACATTTTTCTACATGACATATATAATATCTGTAATATTATAACCATTAGGCATGAAAAGCTCCACCACGCCCAGTCTTTACTTCTCTATTATAAAACTCTTTATCTTCTGGTTCGTAAGATACTATCCAAGTCTTATCATCCTTATTACACTTAGGACAAATCCAATCTATTTTAGATAGACTGTCTGGTTCTTGATTCCATTCATAATTGCATTCACTACATCTTATGATTACTTTATCACCCATATTAAATCCACACTGTAATATTACATTTTTTACATTCCCACATATTTCTATTAGCACCTTCAACTAGAACTTCCATTGGTTGACAACACTTAGGACATTTCATTTTCATCTATAATCTCAACAGTTATTATTACTTTCTTTCTCATTCCTAATTTAGGAACAAATGATTGCATAAAGTCACCAAAGTCATCTCCGTCTGATTCACATCCAATATGATTGAATGTTTCGTTGCCAAGTTCTTCTAATCTATTATATAGATATCCTTTAAATTGTTTCTTCATTATTCATCACAATTTCCTCTTTTCCGTCCACCTTTTGGTTTACTTGGTCTTGGACTTCTTTTTCTTGGTCCTTTTCCATCTCTATCTGGCATATATTCACCTCCTTAATTATTTCCATCTAATCCAATTTTCTGCAGATGTAGAATAATCTCTTATGTATATCTTAAATCTCATAATCATCTAACCTCTTATCAGGTTTAACTCTACTTGTATAAGAATTATCTACAATATC